AAGTTATTTAATGTTTTTCTTTTGTATTTTAACCTTTCATAACTGATACGCATAGCTTGTTAATATTTCTGTTTTTATTTTACCTTATTATATATAAAAAAGGCTTCGATGTTCACACACCAAAGCCTAAAAAACTTTACTAACTAATTACCAATTTTTATCGACTATCTTTTTAAATCATCACCAATATCTTCTTCTACTCCCAAATCCGGTAGTCTATCATACGCTTTTTGGTCATCACCTCCTTCAGACTTGACACCTAGCAGGTAACCATTCCGAAAAGCATAATATACCAGCTTTTCCATATCTTTAGCCGTTGCGTTATCTGTCAAATGTAGCGTGGCGTACAATCCCATCAAGAACTTCCGTACATCTTTTGGATATACCTTGTTGTTCTTTTCTAAAGCGACTGCCATTCTTAACGGACTTTTCATATTCTTCAATTTTTCGTTAAACCATCAAATGAAGCACAATAGAGAGCCATTCCGCTTGTTCACCTAGTTCATAGACTTATTCACAACTTTATTCGTCTCATCTGCTTCCTACGTTTACCCGTTGACAGATGTCCGAGATTCCAACAAAACAAACATCACGGCTCTCTTCTTGTGTCTCATTGTGCCAACGGAAGGATTCGAACCTTCGACCCTAGGATTAAAAATCCTATGCTCTGCCACTGAGCTACGAAAGCGTAAAGGAATGATTGGATTCGCACCAACGCCCCCTTAGTTACCATGCCAAGTGCTCTACTACTGAGCTACATTCCTCGTAATATGCAAAAAGTACTCGTGGTGCAAGGGAGATTCGAACTCACCGAACCCACAATGGGAATAGATTTACAGTCTATCTTCTTTAACCGCTTGAATATCGCACCTTTTGTGGAACATATACCAATTCCACCTTGTTGCCCCAAGCGGATTCGAACCACTAATGACAGAACCAAAACCTGTAGTGTTGCCATTACACCATAGGGCAATTTAGTACTGCATAAAGGATTCGAACCTTTGAATACCAGCGTGAAAAGCTGGCGACTTAACCACTTGTCTAATGCAGCAACTAGGGTCTCTCACCCTTATAAGAGTTTCCTTGTTATAGTCTAGCTGAGCTGGGGAACTTGGGAACCCTGCCGTAAACTCCTAAGTCTTGACTTATTATGGTAGAAGCGACCTCTCAGAAGGCCATCTGTTTCAAACACGATGCAAAGATAAGCATTTTTTCTTATTCCTGCAAGCGTTTTAGTGTTTATTTATATTCTTTTGATGTATTTTACATCATTTATCCATTCGAAGAATACCACAAAGGGTTTCTACAAGTTTCTTTGCGTCATCACCTTTGATTTCGATAACATTTGAAAATCCATCAAGAGCATCCTCGCCTTTCTGTTCCTTATCCAAACGCTTACGGAGAGCCAAATCTGGATTCTCTACCAAGATAGAGTCCAAAGCATAATTGCAAATGCGGCTTGCAAGTTCCTCGTTACCATTCGCATCACGCACAAACTCATTCTTGCCTTCAAGAATACCCATAATCTCATTGTACTCTTCAGCATTCTCACAATTTCGTGAGAGCATACCAATCACCTTGTAACGATCAATCTCAAAACTGACCTTTAATTTGTCTTTATTCATTTCTGTTTACTTGATTTATAAATTAATTAATTGCGTCTTATATTCCACATGCTTTCAGCAGGGCCAACCATAACATCAATATTAGCTCCTTGCTTATTTGCTACTGTTTCAATCCACTTAAGGTTGATAAACTGACCAGCGGAAAGGTTCATTTCTTCCATATATGCCTTATCTGCCTTTGCCTTTTGTCGCTCAGCCTTTTCTCTTGCTATCTGCACTTCATATTCACGTTCTTGTGTCTGCTTGGCTTGCACGACCTTTGCCGTGCGGTTCATTTCATTAAGCTGTTCCTTGTTTGGTGTAGCTTTACCAATGATAACCTCCTTTATGATGATAGGCATCTGCTTTTTCTTTGATAGAGCATTCACATAGTCCTGCATCTGCTTGCGTATCTTGGTGTCAATCTGATTAAGCACTTGCCGATTCGACATCAAGTCAAATGGGGAATGCTGAGAAATATGGTCTCGAACCAGATTGCAGAAATAATTGTTGAGATTAGTATCAAACCATTTCTCTCCATAATTCTGCAAAAGAATTGGGGACTTGCCTTGCTCAATCTGAGTAATGATTACAGTATGGAAGTCAAGTGGCGTGTTATCGTCACTAAACAAATCATCTAAGGTAATCTCATGACGGACTGGAACAATCTTGAAGTAATAACCACTCGTTGACCACCAACACCAAGTGAGACCAGTCTGCACTGCTTGCTGTTCAACACCTCCATGCCCAATAAACCAAGGCTTCTTTACGATTACGGCTTCTTCGTCTGCATCGGGAGAAACCGAATGACAACTTGTAAGCGCACTCATGCCGAGTATCGCAAAACAAAACATTAAGATAATTTTCTTCATTCTTAATTTGATTATTGTGTTATATTATACCAAAAATTCCTCTCATAATAAAGTTCTCCCTTTTTCTCATACCGGATAGCATCTGACTCTTCACATAGCTGACGAATACGCATATACAAGCGTTTGTCCAGCTCTTCTTCAAACAAAAGAGACAACTCCTTCCAATTGTCAACAACAGGAGCAAACCAAGGATACTGCTCCTTCACAGCTTGTAGCTCATCCAAGGTTACGTGTCCGTATTCTACCATGTCATAACATCTACGGAAGTCACTATTGTCTTTGGGAATATTCAAATCTTTCTTTCGTTTTACCCCCATCAATGCACTCCACATAGTCATTGAAGAGACACCTGTATCACAAGTGGCTATCCACTCTATCATTCTTTGCTTGTTCATTTTCTTTTATATTAATCACGCTAAGTCGCTTTATTAGCTCTTCACATGCTTCTTTAGTTAAGATGCAATTCTTGAAATCTTTAATACCAATAATCTGTTCACGAATATCAGCATCCGTGTCGTACACCTCCTGTAGTTTTTTCTGAAACTCAATTACGTCTTCGTTGGTGAGTTTACCTTTCTTCTCAACAATTTTGTTTGTTATATTCTTATAAACACATTCGAGTTCAGAACATAAACGAGCTTCTAACTTCATCATTATTGCGTGTACAAAAGTATCATAAAGTCTTTCCATCTTGTATTTCCTCCGAAAGTCTTTTGATTACCTCGTTATCTTTATTCTCAATGCGAGCCTTTAAGATACTCTTGAAAGCGGCATCCATTGCTTCGTATCTACTGGAATATTCCTTACCATCCGTATGACACAAGCCTTCCTCTACACACCATGATGTAGTTTGCCAACAAAACTTACATTTCGAAATGTTTGCAACACAAATATAGTAACCGAAATGCTCTAAAAGCCAATCTAACACCATATCATAGCATGGAGCGGATATTGCCGGATGCTTACTATTCAACTTTAAGGCAGCAGAAAACTCAATATTGGATTTCTCCCACTCGGAATTGGAGTAAGCAATATAACTGCCATAATGCTCACTATATCTTCCACCCTTACGAACACCACCCTTTGCTGTCCAAGGGCTGGCGTAAGCCCAAAATTCGGCTATCTTCTCATCATAGCCGACCTCCTTCAGAAGCTTGGCTATTTCAAAGGGAACTACCTTTGGTTTTATCGTCTGTTTATTAGCCATCATCCAACTTTTTAATATCTTGCCAATGCGTTACTGGCATCAACATGTAATTACAAAACTTATACTCTGCGGTTATTACTGACGGGTTATTACTTCGATGACAAAACCAAATTTCCTTATTCTCTTCATTAGTAACAAGAACTTCTTCTTCAAACTCCGGCAAACGCTCCTTTACAGAAATCCAATCAGACTTATCCGCTTCATCATATGCTTGTTCTAGCAAAGGAAGAACCTTATCCAAGTCTTCGAAATCTGGTACGACTTCATTCACTCGCAAGATTGCTAGACCTAACAAGCTCTTAATCTTTTTTCTGTCCATTGCTCTTCTCGGTTTGTTTCTCTAAGTCTTTTAAATCTACCTTCTCAAATCGAGGAACTGGCTTACCATCTACCTCAACATTACCAAAGAACATTTCCTTTGGTCGCACCCAAACTTCATGCTGTCCGCACACTGCTTGATACGCAACCTTAGCTTCAGAAGTCTCGCTATCAGTAACCTCACCAAGGTACACATAGAAATTGCCCTTATAGTGTCGGTAAATCGGCTTACTGAATCCACCATGCAGCCAATCGGCTTTGCCGTTGATTTTCACGTACTCCCTTACCGCATCGCACTTACAGGACTTATTCAGCTCTTCTACCCAATCAAAGAAAGCTTGTTTGTCCTTGATCTCTTCACTTGATACCATGAAGAGATAAGTGCAAAGAAGCATCTTACCTGCATCAGTATCATATTTCTTGTTCACCTCTTCAGCTAATTGCATCATAGGTGTATCTAAGCGATAATTCCAACTCATAATCTATCCTTTCTTACTTTTTAAATTTGCCAAATCCTCTTTCAAACGTAGATGGAAATTATCTTCTCCATCATCACCGGAAAGAAGCCAATCAATTCTTTGGGCATAAACCTGAGCTTTCTTCAGAAGTTCAATACCCTTTTTGAATTCCTTGATAGTCTCTTTAGATAAGCCATATCTGTTAGGCATCGTATGATGATGCTTTCTAACATACTTGTCTTCATCCTCCTCCAACCATCGGTCTTCGAGAAAGCATCTTTCGTCTTCCTCATCCAACGGATGACCATCAACATAATCTTCTATCTTTGTATATATGTCAGCAATCCTATACTGAGCATAATCAAAACGTCCTCCACTCATAGACTTTTAACTTCAAACTTGAACTTACTTCAACGCAGTCAACCTCGCTTCTAGCTGTTGGATGATGTTATCTATAGTCTTTCCCCTATAATCAATAGCAATATCTTCCAGCACCTCAATCTGAGCCGCAATTTTTAATCTTTCTCTTACTACTGTCATAATCAAACTTGTTTATTATGATGCCGTGCTTGCAAAGTTGTAATGCACGATATAAACATAACCGCCATACATCTTTCCGATTGTTACTTCAACGAAATCAAAGATAATGTCGCCATCCATCTTGTAAGAAATCAAAGGCTCAGTTGGGAATGCATGGTGTTCTGTGTTGAAACGATACACTTCTTGTGATAGTAACTGCTTGAATACATCAACCTCACCATCCTTTGAAAAAACACCTTTAAACTCATCTTCATTGTCAATTGCAACAACTACTCCAAGTTCACTTCTGACACATACACCTTCATTTCTACCACTTTGTTCATTATACAAGACGGGTAATGTGTAAACACCTCTTGATTCTTCCATATGCTTATTCTTAATTTGTATTTTGTTTTTATCCTTCAAGTTGCCTGCATTGAGCTAAGTCTATTGCATACGCCCAACGCTTAGGAACAAAAGACATCGTAGGTACGAACCTATCCGCACGCTCAACACATACATCTTGCGTCCGGTAAATCAATCCGTCTGAGCCTTTTACCTGCAACTCTACAAGAATTGTATGGTCTAGCATCGGGAACTTATCAATATCATGCCAGACTTCACCGCCTTCAATAAATGAAGGCTTAACATGATTAATCTTTTTTGCCATCACTTACCACAAATAAATGGGTTAGACTTATATTCGTTCTCAATAGTCTCACGGCTACCGAAGCACCACAAATCCTTGGATAGCTCCTTGTGCAACCTTGAAGACTTAATATAATAGCCATTGTTGACATCGTAATGCTTACGTACCATGATATTGTCGTTTACCACTCCAGTCTCATCATCTGTGATAACATAGAACAAACGCCCATCGCTGAATGCTTTCAAGCCTTTGTACACTCCATTAGAGACAACCATCTTTTCATAGCCGTTCGTCTCCCAGTTGGCATAATCCCAGATGGTTTCCAAATCATCATCATTCAGAAGATTATTATCCGTGATAACCTTGCCTATTACCTTGAATTTGCCATCATGCATCATTGCCTCAACGACAAATTCATCAGCAGCCTTGAAATCGCTAATCTCTATGGGTCTCATAATACTTATGCTTTATATTCTCGTAAATCACTCTCTTTGCAGCCTTTGCTCTTCTGTTATTATCAGAAAATACATCATCATACAAAGACATATCTTCACTCTCAAAAGCCACATGCTCACCTTTGTAGCAAGCATCAAAGCGGCATCCTTTTTCGGACTTAGCCGCAGTAAACTTTATCTTACCAAACTTAATCTGCATAAGCCCTATCCTAGAAAAAATATTAATGATACTATTTCAAGAGCAAACAAAAGCGTTAATGCATTCTCAATCGTGAATACCTTTTTCATTTTTTCAATACAGTTTTACGTGTGTCTCACGTTCTTAATTTATATTATAAGGGGATTTTGGATCCCCTTTGTGTTCTTACTTCAAAACTCGATAAGTTTTATCGAAATCATTAAAACTCTTTAAGTAACCTTTCTCGGTCAAAGAGTTTAATATTTCTTTCAACTCATCCTTGGTATTATCCAAATCGAAATCATACAAATCTGCAAAAGTGAAGTACTTATTACCTCCGATTACGTCAGCCATCACTCCGATGTTGCCATAAACCATTGTCTCTTTCTTACTCAATCTAGTATTCATAACGAATCACAGTTTTTACGGTGTGTCTCACCTTTTAAAATTAGTAACCTTGTTTCTTAATTACGATGCAAAGATACAAAGAATATTTGAAACATGCAAATTATTTAATGTATTTCTTTTATATTTTAACGCTTATTATATATGTAGACACAAAATTAACTTTCTGTAGCAGAAAAAGCCAAAGAATCCACCATTTCGTTATACATATTACCTCTATGAGCCTTAACCCAATGGTATCTTATCACCTTGCCTTTCGCTACCTTATTATATATAGGCTGTAAGTCTCCTAACTTGCAAGCCTGTATTCTCTCTATAGCCACTTGGCAATCCACATATACATCAACAGAACACAAAGGAGGGCAATCACCCAATGCTTGAATGACCGCCCTTATTTCGGCTCTCACCGAATCGTTCACTTTGGCTGTGATAAATGTATATTTCCCACTATTGATAATCGCTCCCTTATGAAGCACAAGCCAACCGCAACCACACTTGTTGTTCTTACTAGAGCCATCAGCATACACTTCATAGCGCACACCTTTAGCCTCATCAACAATCATCTGAGCAACAACCTCCAAAGAGTCATTGCTCATCACATTGGCTATTTGCTTGGCTTTCTTCTTCATAAGCGATTAAATCAAACCTCGTTCCTTGAACTCATTCATCAATGGGGTTGCCAAGACCTCAATATCTGGATGAGGCTTTCCAGTAGTTCCTTTTGATCGCAAATCGAAGAAATGAAGCCAATCACTCACGAATGCGGTATGAATCAACTCCGTGTTGGTATCAAGAGGAAGAACAGTTCTCGCATCTTGTGGCTTTAAACCATCATCCTTAACCAAAGACAAATACATCATTTCACATACTCTATTGGCAAACCACCATTTTTCTACCGGACTCCAATGCTCATAACTACCGATGTTCTTTGATAGGTCAACAAATGTTCCACCATCAAAAGACGATGGATTAACCGCATCATCTTCACCAACCCACTTTGGTTTGTTGATAGCAATCTCGCCTCCGAACTTATCCTTACTATAGTTGCAATATCTAGTGCTTTGTTCCGCTACGGAATCTACACGATGTCTGTTAGCCTCTCTACTTACCGCAATCTGAGTAGTAAAGCGGACGGTTATTCGCTTCTCATGCCATTCCGTAGGCTCGCAGATATAGTCCAAATCCTCAAACCAATTATTTTCAACTATCACTCTGTAGTTGGTTGTGATATAGTAATCGTTACCTATCTGCATCACCTTTGAATATTTGTTCTCACGATAGTGCTTGACCAATAAAGACTCCGGCACAAAAAATCCTTCTTCATAGGCTACATGGAGGTAAATCGTTCCATGCTCACACATGGCAAGATGGTTGCTGCTTACCATACGCTCAACGAAAGGCTTTGCACTGTCTTTGTCTATCTTCATACTTGACGCATAGCAAGTGCGACCGCATAACTCTATCTGCTTGTAAACTCCATCCATACCCTCACCTTGGGATAGGATTTCATATTTTGGTTCTAATATCTTCATGTCCTTATAAGTTTTGAAATTCGACCACAAAGATAACTATTATATTCCACTCTACCAAAAATTAGCACTCATTTTAACAACACTTATCTATATTGTGAAAAACAAAAACTATCACCATAAAAAAAAGAGGAGAGTGCATCACGCATTCCCCTCTTACTTTAACATGGCACATATTAAGTTTACAATCTACTCATTTTATCTTTCAATTCGTGTATATCATTGAATGCTTGCAACATAGGCTTATGCCATCGCTCTTGTCGCTCATCAATCGACTGCAAGTACATCAGACTTTGGGCAAGAATAGTTCTTCCCTCATCAACAGCTAACCAAATGTTACCTACATTACCCATAATAGTATTCACGCTAGCTGTTAGTAAGCTACCCTCTGCGCCACCATCACGAGCCGCAATAGCATCCAACTTGGTATTTATGAGCTTTGTTTCCTCATACGTTCCCTCTGTGGCAATTTGTACCGCAGTGAAACGACCATTCAACTCTTCTCCTGTATCTTGACTCATTGATTCGAAAGAACCGGAAGAAGCGGACTGTTCATAAGATTGTTTGTAACCCGTAATTTCGGCTACTTCATCTCTAATCTTCAGTCCTTCTTGAACCATTCCATCATACTTTTCCTTCAAGGCAGTTATATCCGTCTTAGATAATTTACCGCCATTTGCCTTAGCTCGTTCCGTCCACTCGTCATAGAATGCTTGCATATCATTACCCAACAAATCATCCACCTTAGCCTTTAGAACGGCTTGCATAAGCATCTTGGAGAAATTATCAGAGAAGTCCTGAGCAGAGGAATTCATATCCATCAAAGTATCTATGAACTCGCTCTTCAAACTATCAAAAGATATTTGCGTCAAGCTTTCTGCAAGGTCATCAGCAATATCCTCTAATGTTCCTGCCTCAGCCGCATAATCTTTCAACTTTTCGAGGACTCTTCCTCCATAATTTCCCTTACCAGTGTTCTGAATCTTGTTAACAATATCCGGATTTTGCAACAACGCATTAGCTTCATCGGCAGACCGTATATCGCTTAGGTTTCCATTCCATTGTCTACCTATCGCTTCAGACACCTTATTGATTTGCTCTTGAGAAAAACCTTTAAAGTATCTATTAAAACTACCATGAGAACCATGATAACCCATTTGAGCCACCATGATGTCCTTTAAGTTTTGCTCTTTTTCCTTTTGAAGTTTTTCAGCTTTTTCTGCGTCTTCTACGGCTTTGATACCACTAGTTTTGTCTATAGAGTCACGTAATCTGTCTATTGCATCCGTCAAGATTTCATTCCTAGCCGTCAATTTGTCTATAGTCCGGTTTACTTCTTTTGCGTTTCCACCTACTCCAAACAAACTATTGAATCCACCAAACGATATTGTATTGAGAATATTACCAATGCCGCTTATCAAAGACCCTCCTATCTGTGTGATAAAATCACCACTTAGGATATTCTTCAAGATTCCACTTATAGCATTAAAAACAGTGTCAAGAAGGTTGCTAATCAAAGTTCCAATACCATCTTTCAAAACATCAAGTATCTTCAAGATGGCAGATACGATTTGACCTATAAATCCAGCTTGTGATAATCCTTCGCTTAGAGCTTTTCCTGCATCCTTTCCAGCATCTGCGGCTGCATCTGCGGCTTCCTTGCCCATATCCTTCAGACCATCTGCCGCTTTCTTAGCCTCACTCAAAGCTTTCAATCCGTCAATTCCACCTTTAAGTTGATCGAAACTATCCCAAAGAGCTTCCAAATCAGATAATCCGGAATTTGAAAGGAACTCATGGATAGCGGAAATCGGTTGCGTCACATTCTGTGTCGTTAGAGCCAACTTCTGACCACTAGTACGAACTTTTGTGTTAGCCGTAACAATCTTCTTTCCGGACTCCGCTAACTGGCCTTGAACTTTATTCAAGTCTTCTTGTAGCCTTGTTTGCTCAGCAACATTACCCGACTTTTTCGCATTCGCTATCAGATTTTGTAAATCCTTAATGCGAGGTATAAGCTTGGTTTCCGTTTCCGTATATTCATCTTGAGCAATTTTCGCATTCTTCAGAGCCTCTTGATAAGCTACAACGTCCCTTGCAAGGTCTTTCCAACCTAAATCACTTGTATTACCAATCGAATTACGGATATTCTGCATAGCATCAACGATATTCTTCTGCTGGTCTGCTCCCAAATTTTGGAACTTATCCGTACCTACGAACTTATCCAGATCTGCTAATAAAGGAACAAGCGCATCCTTCATAATGCCACCAACATTTCCGAAGACTTGATACCAGTCTATCTTCTGCATAATAGCACTAGCCTCAACCGAATCCGCCTCTTTCTTCTGCTCTTCTTTCAAAGACTTTATCTTCCATTGCTTGCTTGAGTCCGAATCCGTAGAGTTTTCTACCTCGCTAATCCTCTTAGCATAATCGGCAGCAATAGCTAACTTCTGCTCCTGGAATGTGCCATAAGTCTTCAGATAATCGTACATGCTTTGCGCTTCTTTAGCAAGCACATCCTCATTCTGCCTTACCGCCTTATCCCGAATTGCATTCATCTGATTAGCAACACTCATGCCTATGGTCATATTCATACCATTGACCTTAACAGGATTACCCTTGCTATCCTTCATGGTTTCATTCAAAACCTCATTCTTATACTCTTCATCGGTTTTGCTCTGTTTCCACATATTAGCCTTACGACCCTTGCCGGAATTAACCCAAACAGCTTGGTCACGCTTTTTCCTAGCCTCAACCAATTTGTCTATACCATCTTCTACCGCTTTTTTCTCCTTGTCGGCATTCTCTGTTATCTGAGCCAATTCCTTGCTATAGCCCTCATTCATCGCATTGATGCGGTTCTTGGTCATGTCTTGGATAGCTTTCTCCGAATAGGATGAAATAGACTTGAAATAGTCCTCCTCAGCCTTCTTGCGTTCATACGCTCTTGCTTGTGGGTCATCCGTTGCACCTGTTTTCTTAGGTGTAGTCTTGGTTGTGTTTGATATTGTTCTACCATTCTTATTTGCATTTCTTTTGTCTAGTTCCCATTTTGCTAATTGTGCATCATTGAAACTTTGTTGTTGATTTCTAAATACACCATTTGTTTTAAGAATTAAATTACGTCCATGATGCGTTTTCTTATAATCACCTTGTGTTTTGGTGTCTCGTAATCTTCTATTCAATAAGTCTTTCAACTGTGAATCTGTCATTGACTTCATCCAAGATGGAATTTTACTATCATCAACGTTAATTAGTAAATTCAATCCATAAGTTCGACTCCAAACACTAATAAGTTGTTCCGTTGAAGAAGTTAATTCGTCTATGGACATCTTATTCCGCTTATTTACCCAATTATTTCGAGCTTGTGTATTACCCCAATCAACTCCTTTTAAGATTACATTGTTTACCGCTTCTTCGGCTCTCTTATAACTATCTTTCAACGAAATTACAGAATCAACATGACGCAAAATAGAACTCTTCAAACTTGCTAACTGAAAACTATTGTATCCCATTTTTTCCCCCCATTCTTCAAATGGTACTAACATCGAGCGAAGAGCGGTATCATAGTCTTGTGCCGCCTTTGCATACTCTAAAGTTCCCTTTGTGGCATCATCCATACTTTTCTTTAATGAGCCAATCTTTTCTATTGTACTATCGGGTACAATCTGGTTAAACATCATTTGAACAGCAGATATATCTTCCTTCTTGATATGTTGCCCAAAATCCAACCAACTTCCATTTAAATCATCCGCAAACTTATCGTCTAAAGATTTGCGTGCCTCTTCATATTGGGAAGCTATCGACATCAAGGCATTTGCCCTCTCTCTCTCATCATTTTCCAATTGTAATGATGCAGTAAATTCATCGTGCTTGTTTTTTAACGTTTCTAAATTTTCCTTTTCACCATCACATTTAACACCATATTGCTCATAAACACCAATAAGCTCTTCCTTTGCTTTTTTATGTGCATCGGTACTACTATCAGTATTCTTCATTACATTTAACAAGGCTTCTACCTTATTGGTAGTTTGACTAGCCGTTTCGCCAAAATGAGAAGTATCAGCCGATATTTCTTCAGTCTCGTCTCCAAACATAGAAAATACGGAATACAAAGTTGTTCCCAGGGTTATCAATGCACCTATTGGATTAGCAGCCATTGCCGCCCATAAACTCTTCAAGGCATTTCCACTACTTCTTACCGCACTAGAAAAAAGATTAACTACCGTAGTCGTATATTTTGTACCTGCTGCATAAAGCGCATTTTTGACAGTGGCTGTTGTTGTCGCCAATATCCCAGCTTTCTTTGCAGTGGTATTGGAAGCTTGAGAAACAGTGTTAATATTATTTTGTATCGTAGCCTGTTGCTTACTTAAATTCTCCTTTGTTTGAGCAATCGTCTTACGTTCGCTTTCAATGGTCGAAATCTTTGTTTGAGCAGCATTCACTTGTTTTGTTGTCGTTTCCAAACGTTCTTTTGCTTCTAGCGCATTCACGGCATTACCCTCTGCATCAAAAGCTAAGTTTGCGCCACCAGCAGTTTCCTCAACCAATTTTTGAGCCTCAGCAAAGGCATCTTGGGCATCTTGCAAATCATTCAAGGCTGCTGTATATTGTCTAGCCAACTCAATATCCCTATCATCAAGATTTGATATTTTCTCCGTGGTTGTTTTCAAATCTTCTTTAAGAGATTCTATCTTTTGTTGACGAAGTTCCTCTGTCTTTCTTTTTTCTTCATCAAGCTCAATTTGGCTTTGTGCCGTTGCTTGTTGTTGAGCCTGTAAAAGTTCACGTTTCGTTTCTAGTTGGGAACGCATTTGTGCCGAGATAACGCCCTCTTGCTCGGCTGCATCTAACCTTGCCTTTACAAAATCATCGGACACAGCGGTATCTCCAACAACACTTGCCAAGTCTTGTTGTTTATTTACTCGCTCTTGCTTTTTGTCCTTACCCATCGACTTATTGTTTGAGTTCTCTAGGTCTTGCAAACGCTTGATTTCAGCATCAATTCCCTTCATCATATCATCGGCTTGTTGCGCTTCCTCTGCTTTGCGAATAGAAGCAGCCGCCATTAATGATGCACGATAAGAACCAACGGCTACTATAGCTGTACCAATAGTTTTTATAACCTCTTGCCAATTCTCTACCATAGCAGAAATAATTGACAATCCGCTAGAGAACACGCCCTCGGATTTTTTGCCGATTTCGTTGAACATCTGCTGGATGGAGTCACCAATATTGCTCCACTGACCCTCCAAAGTTTTTGATTGCTGTTCCATCAAGCCTCCGAAGCGTCCACCTGCTTGCGTCATGTTGGCGATAGCTTCCTTGAAGATGTCTGATGTCACTTTACCCTTGGAAACAGACTCTTGAACCTCCGTTGTGTTTTGGTGTAAAATTTTACCCAACTCTTCTGCCAAAGGAACACCTCTACCCATGAACTGACGCAAATCCACTGTAAACATTCTTCCTTGCGAAACGGTCGTTCCATAAAGATAAACAAGGTCTCCAAGCGGAATGTTCAAGCCCGAAGCAATGTCACCAAGCTGGACAAGGGTTTTGTTAACATCTTTCGCTTCCGTTCCGTATGCCAAAAGTTGTTTTGCACCGCTCGTAACACTGGACAAATCGAAAGGCGTATGAGCTGCCGTTTGGATAAGTTCATCCATCAATTGTTTGGACTTATCCGCACTACCAAGCATGGTATTGAAAGATATTTCAAGTTGCTGGAATTGAGAACGAGTATTAAAAATACTACCTGCCAGTTGTTCAAATCCTAAACCGCCAAGCAAAGCAGCCGAAAGCATGTGAGCATCACCAGTTACCCTTTGAAACAAGCTAGACATACCCTCTCCGGCAGTAGGAGCAGACTTCATGCGTTCTATCATTTGGCTCATGCTATCGGTCAACATATTTGTTGCCTCTTTTGCCGGATTTACTGAACCTGCATACAAAACATACTCATTCCGCATGTTCTCCAAGGTCTGACGAGCACCGACAGCACCTCCTTCTAAGTTCTTCAACTGAGCTGTTTGACCTGCCAAAGAGCCTTTTAAATAGTCAATATTCTTCTGTAAAGAATCTATGGATGACTTATCCGTTGTAACTCCTAGAGTTAATCTCTTGTTCGTGATTTGCTGTTGGATTTTCTCTATTCGGTCTTTGGTAGCTTGCATTTGAAGTTCATAGCTATAAACTTCCCTTGCGGCTGCTTGCATCTTCTTATTAAACTCAGAAGACATCACGTAAGCGGCTCTTGAAGCTGCTTGCGTTAAATCCTTTAAACGATTGCTTGCATCTGCATATTTTTCCGTCAAATCCGCAACAATAGCTGGGTCGGTTGACTTATTGGTCTTCAACAACTCAGCCCTCAACTTTTCGCACTCGGAACGAAGTTTCGTAACCTCCTCGAAATTCGCTTTGACATCGAATCTTAATTCTGCCATATTTTATGTTTTATTGGCAAAATTAACTAATAATCAAAGAAATAACGAAAGAATTAACGTGTGCTATTTCACAAAAAATTTAAGTGCAAAGATTAAGGTTGGGTACAAAAAAAAGAGCCTTCCACATTCACATGCAGAAGACTCTGAGTTCTTTATCTATTGCAACAATGAAGCCACACGCCTAAAAGGTAGCGGCTACCAAATCTTTTTTTATTTCATTCATACAATGCGCCAAACGTTCATAAGTTTTCTCGCCAGCTTGCTTTATGCCTTTACTATACTGACGCATCAATGAAGGATTGACACCTGCACGTTTTGCAATCTCTGACACATTGAGGAAAGAGAAATAATTAAAGAAAGATTGCAAGTCATACTTGTATTCAAATTCAACGTCAGGAAACACTTCTCCATTCTCTTTTGCATCCACTTTTGCCAACGCCAAACAATCCATTAAATCTTGCTTCGCAGCGGCAACAGTTTCTCCACAAGAGTTTAAGCCAACCTTACCTATGCCATCTTCGGTATGACACCAAAAAGACCCATCCTTGGCTTGTTCTACAATAACTTTAATCTTCTTCATATATATATTCGTTTATCTTCTTAACAAAAAAGAGTCCTTTAAGCAATGAAGAGAAAAAGGTGGGGATTACTCCCCAACCAATTCTCTTAGAATACTATGAGCGGTGCCTGTGGCGACCTCTCTAGCGTGTCTTGGCACGAATTGAGACTTTCCCGTTTTAGGATTAGTCCATTTTTCATGTCCCGAACCTTGTCGAGACAGGAAGCATCCCGCTTCTCTCAGTCTCTTAATCAATTCGCTTTTCTTCATTGTTACAAGAACTCTTTTGTCCTTAAGACATTGCAAAGATATAACTTTTTTGTTATATATGCAAATAAAAGGATAACTTTTTTGTTATATTAACCACAATTAACAAAAAGAGCCACCCCGAAGGATGGCTCGCTAAACTTTACTATACTAAACTGTTCTATACAGGGCTTCGCTGCACAACACTGTACTGCGCTGTACTGGACAACACTTAACTAAACTACCCTTTATTTTAAATTAGCGAATACATCACGAACCTTTGCAAGTTTCGCCAATGTATCGTAATACTTAGATTGTTCTTCCATAGGCAAAGGTCGTACATTGTTTATGATGTCAGCACCTTGCTTTAATGCCTTCTTGATGTCGCTCATCATTTGGTCGTAGCCGTAATTGGCTTGCTCGTTGCTAGGAACAATCACGTAGCCATTGCCCCAAACATTACGAAGGCAACATTGCTTATTTTTCAACATGTCCTCACGCAATTTTTCAACCATTGCCATGTACGTAAATTGCTGTAATTGGATAGCCTCAATATAAGCATCTACATCCTTATCATAATCTTCAAAAGCAAGTTTTGGTAAACCCAACTTCTCTTTGAGCCACTTATGTGGAATAAGCTGACCTTCGTCAAAGCTAGCTATTAGCTCTTCTTCGAACGCTCCTAGCACTTCATTTGTTAATTCCTTTACACTTTCCATAATCGTTATTTTAACTTTGTTCTCTGTCAAGGATTCGAACCTTGATGAATACCATACAGAGAAACCATTTGTTGACTTCACTCAACTATACACTATAAAACTAAACTTTACTTAACTGAACTTGACTTTACTTGACTTTACGCTACCTTCACTTCTCTTCTCTGGACATTTAGCTCCCCATAGAAGAATCGAACTTCTACTAGCACCATGTGGGGATAACCAACTATTTCATCACCTTTGCTTCAAACTTTCCATACATTGCTCGGAATGTGCCTAAATGGTATCTAAGACCAGCAACCTCGAACAACTTAACAATTTGGTCTCGGTCTAATTGACTTTCATCATACCAACAAGTGCATTCAGTACTCCACTCTGGGAATATCGCACGAGTAGCAAGAACCTTTGCGCCTCGAATACCAACGGCACGGCAATCTACATAAATGCCAAGCTCGTAAAGTTGCTCAGGAGTTTTGTCCGCATCCTTGAACTTCAACAAACCATCATCCATAACACCAAAAGAACGCTCAACCTTAGCACCAAGACGAATCTCTTTGGCAGCACATTTAACGGCTTGCATGATGTGCGAACTAGGAATAATGTATTCGCCCTTTGTATTCTGATACAAGGATGCCAAGAACTTCAATCGGCATATCTCCAATTGGTCTTCTTCCGTCTTTTTTCGCTTGGCAGTCAAACCGGAAATCTGCTTTGAGTAAGCATCGAAAGGAGAAACTGTTCTCGGATTATTCAACATCAATGGACTAACACCAACCAACTTAAAACTAATTGTCTTCATACTTTTCTTTACTTTTAAAATTAAACACGGCAGTTTTACAGGTATGCCTCTTACCTTTGGGACAAAACAAAAGCCCCGTCCGCTTATTGTCGTGAGTAGCGAACGAGGCTAAAAGTATAGAAAAGTCCGAAGACTTCTAAATTTCTTCTTATCCCAGTAACCATGCTCACGACTTCACGGCTAAACCATTTCTGATTTCGTTTGCAAAGGTAAGCATAATTTCTGAAACACGCAAATTATTTAGTGTATTTCTTTATTCTTTTAAACTTTATTTTCTTTTAGAAACTTATTTTTAAAATTACACCTTATTGTATTATAGCTCTTGCAATGTACCAAACAAACCATTTCTAAACTAAAACTGTTAATATCCTAAGTTTACGACACTCCAAGAGCCATCACTATTCTTCTTGACAACACCATGCAAATCAACGAATTTCTTCTGACCACCATAGGTTGAACGTAAAGAATAAGAAACAGTGACCTCACGTCCACTAACGCTTTCTTTTTTCACCTTGAACACATTGGAGCTTTCCGCACCTACGGAACTTGTAGCATTGCTAACATTCCACTCTTTTTGAAGAGCATCCTCTATTGAATACAGGTCTTCATCCGAAACATACACATCGGTCTCACTAGAAGAACTGATAGCATTTGCTTTTTCGTATTCTCTTGGGTCTTCACGCTTCCCATCTCTCACGATATATACATAATGACATGATTTCAAGTCTTTCACTATCAACGATTCCAAATTCCAATCTTTAGGATTCCTATAAGGAATTGAGACTTTCATATCATACGCAAATTTCCCATTTTTTCCTTCCACAACACCCTCTACAGTTCCTTTATCACTAAAGCTACCTTTCTGATCATTATAACCCTTATTGTTATAAAACTGACTATCAATCACCTTATAGCTTTTGCCAAAATATTTTTTTAAAACCAAGTCACGTTTTGGCATACAGGAATCCTTGGAAATAGCTCGTATTTCATGTTGTTCCCACTCTTCAACTATCATCTTGTCTCTTTCAGAGGCAACCTTTATTGCGTAACCACAAATGGCAACAATTACTACAATAATGGCTACGTAAGCTATTTTCTTCATAATCACATTTATTTAAATTGTTAATATACTAACTTTACAACACTAAACCTGTTAATTCGTTTATTTACGAATTGGATGTATTCCTATGATACGTTCGACATCTTTATCGAAGAATACTTCATATCTTGTACATTTTTTATTTTTGTCTATATACGCACCATTAATCTTATCAGGAGAGATAACAACATAATAACCACATAATTCTGTATGATTATTAATCATGCCAATCTCATCAGCTTTTTCCAACAGATTTTTTGCATTTTGCTCTTGTCTTTGTATCTCATTATAAACATAATTAATATTACTACTAGACAAATACATATTCCTAGACAGCGAGTCGTTGCGCCACAAACTATTATAAGCGACCATAACCATTTCGGCAGAAGCAGGATTGCATTGAAATTCCTCTAACTTCTCTACATTGGCGCACTCAAACCCTCTTGCCTTAATAAGGGCATCTGCTTTGTTTTCCTTTGATGTACAACTAGTCAACAAGAGCACAACAAAAGAAATAAAATATAAGACCTTCTTCATAATCCCATACTTTTAAATAATTGAACTTAGTGGGGAACACCCCACGTTACTTATCTATATGCAAAGTTATCGGTTTGCCACAATGAGGACAGATAAGGGAAGCACCCTGCTGTTCGTTTTCGTCCGCTACAAGCTCAGAAAGAGATACACCTATTATATCGGCAATCTCTTTTGCACGTGATAAAGACATAGTACCATTTATAAGTTGAGCGGTTAATGATGGCTGAGCGATACCCAACTTTTCTGCAACCTTTGATATGGTAAACCCGCTTTCTTTTATTGCTTTCTTTATATCCATAATATTATAGAATTAATTGTATATTATATTATGGTGCAAAGATAGCTAAAAGATTTGAAAGTACAAAGGATAAATAGATTTATCTTTATAAAATTAAAAATATTATAGAAATCGAGCTATAAACGTGAATAAAGGTTAAATATAGAAAGAAACTTATATTTTTATTTGGTAGTATAGAAATAAATCTATATCTTTGCATCGTGATTAAGAAACAAAGGTCACAATAACATTATTAATTTAGCTGAGGTTGCACCTCCGAGTCGGCACTCGTAAAACGGTATAGTGATTATGGCTATTACATTAAGAAATACATTGAGTGAGGTAATGAAGCTTGCTTGGCAGTTCATCAAGAAGAATGGCTACACAATGAGCGAGGCTTTAAAGGTCGCTTGGATGAACATCAAGCTGAAGGGTCAGATGAAGAAGCGCATCGTGAAGTTCTACTTCCAGAAGGTTGATGGCAGCTTGCGTGAGGCATTCGGCACATTGAGTGAGAAGGTTATCCCAGCTACACAGGGTGCAGGTCGCAAGATGAATGACACTTGCCAAGTGTACTTCGATACCGAGAAAGAAGAATGGCGTTGCTTCAAGAAGGCAAACCTTATGAGAGTTGCATAACAGATTTCTAACGATTTAAAAAGAAACTAGATATGAGCGCAAAGATTATCGTGATGCAAGGCAACATGGTTGCAACCATCGAAGAGACGAACAAGGACGCATTTATCAAGCGTGGTGAGTATAAAGAGACCGAGCTGGACAGACATAAGCGTGAGGTCGATTTCTTGATTACAAGCATCGCTAACCGCTACGAAGTGACATTCAATCACAAGGTAGAGCTGAAGGAAAGCCGGAGCATCAAGAAAAGCGAGTATTTCGATAACATCTACTACGTTACCGAGAATGCATTGAACAAGCTGAAAAAGCAATACTCATACGAGTGTGATTTGTAATAGATTTCGTGAGGCACACGCTAAACTGCACCGGACTTTGAACATTAAATATTTAAGAGATATGGATAAGAATTTAATGGATGCTCTCTACGTGAGCTACGATGAGAAGATTGGTGTATTGTGTGACGACAAAGACAACACTATTTCACATATATTGGGTACTGACCTTACACTGGTGTTGGATAAAAAGGACATGGCGGTCTATCTGCTAGTCCCATTGACCCGAAACCACAAATTTGAGTATAAGGGTAATTACATCATAGTGGATGGCAAGCAGCTCGATTCTGACATCTTTTTCCGCAAGGATGCTTGTCAATGGATTCAGATGCAATCAAAAGAAATGCTATCAATGGTAGCGTAACATATATGGTGAGGCACACCGAAACAACTGCACATTATCTTTGATGTTTAACAATTAAATTCCGTGAGCAATGGAAAGAAGAAGTAATGTGCAGAAATGTGCCATAAGAATTGGTCGTGCTGGTGAGGACAGAAGTCCTCCAAAGCAAAACAAACGTTAATGTTTTAAATAAAACACTAAAGCGTTTGCAAGTTAACAAGAAAAGCATTAACTTTGCAGCCGAAAATAACAAGGTTGTGAAGTCACGAGCACGGCTAATGAGGATATAGATTATATTTTTAAAATTTAAAATTAAATATTTTCATTTGCTCCAAGCGTGGAGTATTGTTATTCCGTCCATCGCTCTACAATAGTGGATGAATGACACAAGCCCTGTCCGCACTCGTGACTTTAGCGGATGGGGCTTTTCGTTTCCACCACAGCCAAATATAAATTATCAACAAATTAAGAAATGAAAGATTTTTTAGAAAAGAATTTGAATGATGCACCCATGCTGGGAGCATTCGTAAATCAAAGTGAGAAAATCAAGGTTGAAGGCTTTGAACTCATCAAGGTAGAAGAACGTGATGGTAAGCAAGCCATCAATGCAAGAGAGCTGCACCAAAAGTTGGGTAGCAAGTATCAATTTGCGAATTGGATTCAAGAGCGTATTGAAAAGTACGGATTCGTTGAAAATCAAGACTATGAGGTTTTTAAGGAAAATCTTAAAAACTCAAAAGGTGGCAGACCAAGCAAGGAGTACGCCCTATCTTTAGACATGGCGAAGGAGTTGTGTATGATTGAGAACAATGAGAAAGGTAGGATGATTCGCAAGTACTTCATTGAGGTTGAGAAAAAGGTAAGAATGCAGAGTGTTCCATCTTTGCCCGATTTCACCAATCCGGCTATAGCAGCAAGAGCTTGGGCTGACCAGTTCGAGAAGAACCAAGTGCTGACCTTGGAGAACAAGCAACAGAGAGAGGAACTTGCCAAGGCATCGCAGGAGATTGTCGGACTGAGCGCACAGATTACAACAATGAAGCCTAAGACTACTTACTTCGATGTGATGATGAAGAACAAGAGCACAAGCGTGATTACATCAATGGCGCAGGATTACGGAATGAGTCCGCAAGCATTCAACAAATTGTTGCATGAGCATGGTATCCAGCACAAGGTTTCTGACCAATGGGTCTTGTACCGCCAATATTTGGATAAGGGATATGTGAATAGCGAGCCAGTGACCATTACGCACAATGATGGAAAACAAACCATCAAATACAACACGAAATGGACTCAAAAAGGGCGTTTCTTTCTCTATGAGTTCCTAAAGGAGAAAGGTATCTTACCTTTGATTGAACGAAATAATAATGGTGAGACACACTAGGACAACTGTAAAAGCCCCAATCTCGTTAGAGGTTGAGGCTTTCTTTATTTTTACATTTACTTCTTATCTAACCCATCGGAGAACAAACACTTTTGCGCTAATTTTCAATGACTTGTATTTTTATTACAAAAGTATTGTTATTTTACATTTCGGCTTCATTATACTCATAATCCCAGAGGAATAACTTGCCTTTGACGTTTCTAATCGGCTTATCGAACAATTTAGCATTCTTCAAGAACCAATGATATTGGAAATCTTCAGCAAATGCATCCGGATAAGCCTCATGGAATTGAATATCATCCAACTCTACGCTGCCGATAATGGCTGACGTTGGCAAGTCTTTGAAGTCTGGAATAACAATACCATGCTCTTGGCAATATTTCTTCATTGCGCTCTCCTGCCATCCGTCAAGTTTTTCGGGTTTGGCTTGGCTAGCATGAATAAGGAAACGACCACGGAACTTTCTATTCCATGTTCTGTTCTCAATGGTCTTGCAGCCGATAGCGATTAACCAAGCATACGGCTGACGAATTGATAATACTTTCATAAGCTCATTGTTTTATTATTTGCATCCGCAAAGGTAACAAAAACCTTCGAGAAATACAAGGAAACTCTAATTTATTTTCATGTTTTCTAAAAATAATCTTGAAATAGCTTGCATCCTACAGACGGTAAGAGGTTAGAACCTCTTCCGTCTTTTCTTTCTGATTCTGTCCCAATCCGGTTTTAGCACATCCATCGTGGCGACCATCGCCTTGTACTTGTCGCCAAGTTCGCCCTCGTTCATAGATGAACGGAAAGTGTACATCTTGTATCGTTCATGCTCTGGCACATATAATCCCACCATCAAGGAACGGACTCCATCCACCTCCTGCTCCGGTGCTATCAATACAAGCCCCTCGTTCATGCTTTCCAACTTGAAAATCTTTGAGGTGACAACCTCATAATAGTCTAGTACATTCATATTCTTGTCTCCTATAATTAGTTTGTACGTTCAAACACTTCAATATACTGGATAGAGCTACAATCAATATATTTACGTGTAAACACTACTGTACTTCCACTTCCAATCATAAGTGTTCTGTTCTTTGTATTGCAATTGAAAGAGGTTTCACCACCAACACTATTGAAGTCGAAACTTATTTTTGCTCCACCTACCAAGTTGATACTTCCTCTAAGACCTTTGTCCTCGGCTTCGCCTAATATCACATTCACATGACCTGCATCCATATTCTCCTATAATTAATTGTTAAACACCTTCTCTAATAAAGATACGTATGATAGAGTCACTATCAATGTAATCTCTGTTTCCGTTCTCACCAAGTATAGTTATCAAATGCTTTTTTTTGTTATAAAGAACATCGGCAGTAAAATCAAATAACTTTGATTTGCTAAAGTTTGCATGAGTTAACTGCCCATTAGAGAGTGAAATTCCTGCAATGCAACCGCACTCCTTTGCATAATCTAAGATATTTTTGATTTCATTAATCTTCATAACTATATTACTTTAATTCTTGCTCTACAATATCGAAATTATCCCACGTTTCTCCTTCGCTGTCTGAGATATGGAAGAAAGAACCTGAGATATTGTATTGATAATCATCGCAATTCAAAACTCGCTTGTAATTTTCCAAAGTGTTCTTCCCTTTGTGTCTTATCGCTTTTCTTGCCTTATCTATGGTAGAGAAAACTTCTGCGTCAACCTCAACTGCCTCACCCAGTCCATGTTGGTATGAAGATATTACTACATATACTTTCATCGCTTAAACCTCCTTATTCATTACGCTACCTTGAATAGCATTTCTTTGTTAATCTCAATCCACTGACAAGCGTCCTTGCGGAAAAAGATGTCCGAATCGAACCGCTCACCATCCACATCAATACTATTACCCTTGCAGACAAAGGTATGGTTCTTTGTCAAAGGTACAAGAAGGTACGTTTTGCCCTCTCTCTCTTGCGTTCTACAAGCGTTTTATCCGTACCTAGGATAATAGATACCCTTTCTTCCTTATCGTCCTTTAAAACGCCTATTTTGTCTGTGTGCTCGATATAGAGCACATTCAAGAAATTCTCATCCATTTTCTTACTCCTCCCATCGAAAAGCGTTAGTGTCTTTTACAACCTTCTTGCTGTCTTCGTCCCACATATAACCATCCGTAAACCATTTAGGGGCTTTACCATTGATTACTCGTTTTGCATCGGCTATGCTAGCATAGCCTGGTTCAACAACATTATCAATGCGAACGGCAACCTGACCGAATACGTCCTCCACCTTGGTAATATGATGCCCTTTGTAGAACACTTCTTTCAAACACTTAGCAATTGTCTCCATATCTCAAATACTTTAAAAGTCCTAAACTAAAGGGGTGTTTAAAGGCACACCCCCTATTAAGCCTCGCCAAACACCTTAGAACGTGAATATATCTTTATGCAACTCGCAAGAAGTTGTAAGCCTTGAATTGTCTCCATGCGCCCTTTGCTTCATCCCAATAGCGGATGCAATCTCTTGATGCTGCATGCCCTGTACCATTTGGAGTATAGTCAATGTGGCTCTGAAGGAGAGTACCAAAGGCTTGTCTTACCTCACCATTCATCTTCATAAAGAAGAACTCTACTACCTTGGTCTTCATCGCTGACTCAAGCTTTACAACCTGCCAAGCCTGTTTCAAGCACTCAACCCAAGACATTGAACTTGATTTCAACTGATAGGCTCTATGTGCTAACTGCATTACCTTTCTCATCTTGTTCTTAATTGAAGTAGTCATATCCTCAAACCGTTTTACGAGTGCCGACTCGGCTGCATAGCAGCAATTAATAGTTAAACTTTAAAGCCTTTATCTCTTAAAGACATTGCAAAGATAGTAGTTTTTTCTAATATTACCAAATATTTCTATAAGAAATTTCTAATATTACCACTTATTTAACACTTATAAGCTATTTCTAAACATTTATTCACTAATTATTAGCTAATTCTAATATTTAACTCTTTTTCTTTGGCAGTTAAAAAAAAATAAGCTATCTTTGCAGCATAATAAATATTAGTATTCACTTATATATAATAAGGTATGGACTTAAAGAAAATAATTAGGAGTCATGGGCAAACCATTTCATCTGTAGCTGAAAAGTTAGGTATTACCCAATCAGCTTTATCGCAACAAATCAATAATGGCTCAATTTCATTTGCGAAAGTAGAACAAATAGCTAGTATTTGTGGTTGCTCGCCATCTAGTTTCCTTGCTATTGATGGTGAAACCTTATCGCATCCGGCTATCATCTGCCCCCATTGCGGCAAGCCTATCGAGCTGGAGATTAGGGCAAAGGAGGGGAAATGATATTCCTCTCCTTTTACTCTTCTATTCTTTCTCCTTCAAAAAGCCTATACCTGCATGAACATTACCCAACTTATACCAAGACTGGCTTAAAGTCATAACATAACTATTGAAGGATTCTTCCCCAATATCAAGGGTGAAGTCTTCATCTACATCAGGCTCTCCATGTCTTACGTACCCCTTATTCGGGGTGTATAGCAATCTATGATATGAGCCGTTCTCACAAATATAAAGTCCGCTATTACGCCAATCGGAACTCCAAAATTCCGGTTTATTCACGTAACAAAGCATTACATCACCATCGTAAATAGGAATACTATGACTTCGCTCATCCTTTTCTCCAACAAATTTTTCGCTATCAACATTGTCAGACTGACGGATAACAGATACGATGGAGTAACCATTTCCAATAAAGTCCGCTATATCAACATATGTTCTTTGCTCTCTAAGGTCAAATTCTTGTTGGCTTCTTACGCCATCTTTCTCAAATATTACAAGTATTCTTGTGTACTTATCACCAAAATTGACCATACTTAGAATCAAGCCGTTGTTCATGTAAGACGCATAAGCTTCTTTGGCTAGTGTTAATACACGTTCTAGATATTCCAATGGCTTGTATCTAACTAACCAAGACTGACCTTTATGCATCTTTTGCAAGTACGAATACATGTTCATCGCCTCGCATTCATCTATTCCATGCTTCTTGCAGACCAACTTGAACTTATCCGGATAAACACTAGTTACAAGTCTATCCAATTCGTCCATAGCTTGCATGGCTTTCAAATAATCATTTGCTTCCATTTTACTAATCTTTAAGTTTCTCAATTATATAACCACGACCTGTATAGGTACAAGACAAGCCAATATACACTAGCTGATGTAAAAGCCACCATTCCTCAGTGAACGGCAATCTATCACACTTCACGAACTCATCTTCATCCTCAAAATCGGATGCCTTTTCCAATATTTCTTCCTTTGTCATTGCTTATATTATTTATTCTAAAATCTATTAAATACACCATCCGCAACTACCTACGCATAGTTTGCATTCCAATTCGTTGCAGATGTTATAATATTCTTCTTCCGTTATATTATAGCGGTTTAGTACTTCCTTTGTTGGAGGCTTTGGGTCAAAGTGCATATCGGCACAAGCATAAGGCTCTGCATCTTCATGATGATGGTCATATGTATCACCAAAATCATTTTGTTCAGCACTTTTTCCATTGATAGTGAATACCTCTGTACGGCAAGGTAACGCATGATGCGTTTTTATCTTTAATTCCATATCTTAATATATATAAACTACTATTCAAAACTAAAAATTATACAATGCCCTCTTAAGTTTAATCCTAAGTTCTTCCTTCATTTGCGACACTTTGTCATATGAATCGTAATATCGTCCGTAATTATTATAATTAGACCTATTTACGCAATGAAGCCCGATAATAAGCAAATCTAACTCATCATCAGTCAAGGAAACTTTTTTCATAAGCTTACTTCTTTTGATTAAAATACTTTTCCAACTCTCGAAGAATGAACAGCCCTCCTATCTTGAAAGACTGCTCTATCACCACTCGATGCTCCTTAAATACGTTTTGACTTCTTGCAAACCGAAACGCTTCATTCTCTAGCATAAGCACAAACTTATTAAATTCTGCATCGGTCATTTGCATTCACCTCCTTCCTTTGAGAATAAATCATCAATATAGAGCCACCCGTCTATAGGCATATTCTCAACAAATCCTTTCCAAGACTTGAATTCTTTGACTTGGGCTAATGAATAATAGTTGCCTACACTATAGTGCAGCAATGTCCATTCATCATATCCTTCTGGCTCTTTATTTGTTTGATGCCACAAGTCCTTCAAGAATTCATTGATAGCCCAGCGAGCACCTTCCATGAAACTATCAGAAGCAGTAGGCTCTTCGTGGTTACTACTGAGCCATCTACTGTGTTGCATTGCTGCTTCTTTTACTTTCTTATCGTCTATCATAACTATTGTTGTATTAAAAATGTAAATATGAACGTTCAAGAAAACTAAGTAAAACAGCATGTTCTTTATATGCGAAAGAATCTGTTCTTCCCATTCTCTCAAAGCGTTGCATTTGCCTTTTACAATGCTCTATAAGTTCTTTCTTAAAAGCTTCGTCCATAACTTACCTCCACATCTTTAGTTGTACCTAACAATGATTCGTTGCCTTCGTAAGGGATGCAGAACTCCCATCTACCATTAACACATACATAGTCAAGATATTCATCTGTCTTATCTGTATGGCTAAATATATTTGCACGCCATTCCTCAGTTTTTTGATGTCTAACCAACACATTATCGAATGGTTTCAGCTCTACCTTTGGCTTCAAATCCACAATCTGTTTCTTCTCAGCATCCCAAGCCTTGCCTTCTTTGGCTAGAGCATCAAAGAGTTGCTGCTTCTCGGAGTCAGTGGCAAAATTCATTTTGCCCTCAAAAAATGTCCACGCACGAGGCAATGTAGTATAACAATCCATTACACCTGTATTATTTGTTTGGATTGCATGGAAAGCGTAATAATAGAAAGAACCTTCAGTTTTCAGTCTACTAAAAATGGAAACTATATCACAGTTTTCCTTATGCATAGTTACTATATCCCCATCCTTGAACTCAGGCTGAGCCTTCTCAATTTCCAAAGTTTCAAGGTTTAACTTACCGCCACATCTTTTCTCAATATCTCTGATATAACCATAGGCAATATTGTTATCTAACTTGCTATACTTAGCCGTTTCTGTATTTGGCGTGGCATCAAAATAACATCCGTTGAACTTTGTATAGTCATCAGATGCCCATTCTTTGAAAATGCACATAAATCCACAATCACTGATAAGAACATCGCCCTTCTTCCAAGAGAATTTTTCCCAATCACGCATTGATTTGCTAGGATAGATGCACAAAACTCCTTCCTTGTACAATTTACCGTCTTTATCGAACCATGGATCTTTATTATGATGCTTAACTTGAAAAGCATCACATGCATCAGTAACGACATATAACGTAACACTTCCAAACATATCAGTCCAGAGTTTCGTACCTTCTGGCTTATCCTTGAGGATTTCCGCTATATTAATCTCAGTTTCCATATCTGACTTTTTTATATTCATTTATTCTTCACTAAAATATTTCTTAACAAACGCTCGTTCGGTGAGCCATTTTCCAAACCCCACTCTAAAGTAACGCTTTGATTTACCTTTCGCAAACCCATATTCATCACGAGGTGTGTTAACACTTAGGTGTATCTTAGGAACATGGTTCACCGATACGTATGCAGTTATATATTCATCCGAGAATGCCAAATGCTGAACTTCACGGAACTTTACACTTTTAAAGAACATTTCCTTCATAAGCCTTAGTCCTTATAGATTGCATCAAGAATGCTTCTGAAATTCGGATTATCAATAACGGCTTGGGCATCTTCTTTGTTCTTGAAGTAAATAGCTCCCTCGTTATAACTACTACAAGAAGTAATACCATATTCACGGGTTCGCATGATATTATACTTATGTTCATTAGAATTCCAATCCGGTTTCCAATCTCCATTATAACACTTAGCTATATCCATTAACTTATCCAATGCAACAATTTTCTCTACATTACTATTAGTAACATTAGCAACGACAGGGCTAAGGCCACGGTCTATTAAAGTAGATATAACATCCTCATAGCTGAATGGTCTCTTCTTGAATGCTATAATGCCCACTTTCAAGTCACTTTTTTCAATGTCCACTTCCATTCCTTTAGGAATATCTATGATTAACTTATTATCTAGCATTTTCATTTTTCTTATGTTTCATTTCCAAAATATATTTTTTATTCACAACCAACTCGAAGAACTTATATTTAGCATGCATGTAGTTGCGACCTAAATCAACTCCACCGACAAATTCTTCTCTATACCAAGAGATTGCCGTATATTTTACAATATCATGCTCTTCCGGATGATTCTCACGACCATTCCACACATTTGTGCGAACCAGATCGCAATACCCATCAGGTAATTTGGCACGTATCATCCTCGTATTCTCCGCATCAATATAGACGTTTTTGTATTCCAAATCTACGCCTAAAATTTCCTGATTAAGCTTTGCTACATCCATATCTTTTCAATCTTAAAACACTACGTTGAAGACCCCTCGGTTTGAACGGATTCTTCTCCAGTATTTTATTCACATCATTTCGTATCTTGCGGCTTTCCCACTTCTTTGTAAGACGCATAGCCTTTAACAAACGATGGTCTCCGGCTAGCTTTCCTGCATCCATCTTGCCACAATAATAGCCTTGCCTATAAGCCCAATATCGGGTTTTATAGACTTCCTTCATTATCTTCTTAGCTTGTCTTATTTTCATGTCAACCTCACTTTCTGCAAAAAAAAGTTCCATGACACCAATCGCTGCTTTCAACATACTTATGTAGTTTAGTACATCTTCCTGCAAGCATACCATTGAAATGTTTACAACGACTGCATTCCTTTGAAGTTCTCAAAATTGAACGAAACAAACTAACGTTGGCACTCGGCATATTTACCTTATTCCATCTGATAGTTGCTTTCTGATAGAGATTCTTTAATCTAGGAATGAATCTACTCTCTTTCTTGAATGTATATTTTGAATCGAAGTAACGTGTGTCCGTTCCTTTCGCCATCATATTCAAGATTTTCTTAGCTTGTCTTATCTTCATATACTACTTGTTTTTATAAATTTCACATGTCCCCTCATAAATAGTGTTATTACTATAAATGTCATTATATTGCGAAATGGAAACCAATTCGTTTGCCTTCATTCCCTTAAGAATTTCATCGTACACACTTTCTATTGCTCTTCTCTTCAATTGCTCCATGCCAAATTTGTCACGGCAATAGTATTGCATTTCAAAATTTGACATTGTAACTCTTGAATGAAGCTTAACGACTTGTGGCTTTATGTATCTAACCTCTATCTTTGGCTTGATGCCTAGTTTGTCAGCTAGCCATTGTTTCCATTTCGGTTTTACATCTTCTCCATCCAAGCAAACAAGCAGGATGTAGATAAAACTCATACAAAGATATAAAATTCCTATATTCATACGCTACTTCTTTTTATTACAAGGGCAGCTCTCTGCGTGAATAACACAAACTCCGTGTTTCGTTTCCACTACCAGATAATCGTGCTCTTCTTCTGTGATTACAGATATACCAACTCTCTTTGCTGGTTTATTGATATTAGCCAATGAGCAAATGCCCTCACATATCAATGCACCAACAATCAGACACAAGACCAACCAAACGGCTGACTTGGTTAAGTCTAAAATCTTATTCTTCATACGCTACTTCTCCTTATCGAATTTATTGCCGACGACCTTAAATCTATTTAACGAATCTTTCTCACTCATAAGGTATGTTAGTGCAACGCAAAAATCACGACCATTCTTAGCGAGTAAAGAAAATGCGCCATATTTAAACACTACTATTCCGTCAGGACTATCATTGGTGACATTTGAAAGCATATCACATTCCCAAATCTCATTGCCCTCACAATCTTTCAGACCTGTGAATTGGCAGACCGTTAAAGGGTCAACCTGATGTGCCTCGTTTCTATTAAGCATTGATTCACTCTGCCTATCCTCGATGATATAAGTGTTACCACATTCAACACAGAAGTAACCTTCTACCCAAGTGTTATTGTCAAGACGCTTGGCCTTGAATTTGATATTTTCTAATTTCATACGCTAAAATCATTTAATTCACTTACATTGTTTAATAACCGCCTCATTGAAAGACAAATTATAAGCATGAGTATCTGTAATACCTTCAGCCTCTTTATATTTGTCAAGAATAGAATCTCTTATTCCGTCAATATAAGGCTTATCTATAAGCTTGAACATAATTACATTAGTCCAATCATCAATTCTCCTGTTTGGATTATCAATCTCGTCTTTATACCAACCAGATTTTCGCCCACTATCTTTATGTGGAACACGATATTCTGCTACCATTGGTATTGCGATAAATCCATCATTCTCCATAGTAAGAACCATTACCCAATCAAGCTCAATTCCAAGTTTTTTCATCTTGAAATACTCTTTAATTGGCAACCATCCTTCTAACTTCATTCGTTCAATAAACAAGTTAGCTATTCCTGCTCCTATAAATTCTTCGTGCATACTTTTCATTTTTTATTTAATTTATGAGCAGTACTATTAGTATGCTCTATATGTTCATTATTACAACAATATGGATAGAAATATTTATCTGCTCCATACATAAGTTCTTCTATAATATTATCGTCACTATCATTGCACTTAGAATCAATAGTAACTCTAATATTTACTTCGAATATTCTTTCCATAACTATTCTTCTTTAAGTTCTAACTCTTGCTTGATTAGTTTTAGAAAACTTCTAGCGTGAACTACAAGAACTTTCTTATTTCCTGCGTTCATCATTCTAGTATAGTTTTCAATCATATCATCAATAATTGTTAGTGCCGATACTTTACTCATATTTTTTCATATTTAAATCTTTAAGTCTATCCTTATAGAAGGCAGGAACTCTACTAATCTGCCACCAAGAACAGCATTCGTCACTCCAAGGTTCAATCCACACTGGTTCTTTTGTGTCTTTATCTTGGCAGTATACAATTCCACGTACTTCATCATTAAGCAAGAAAGCCTCTACATCAAAATCCAAATCGTCTAATGTTGCATAAGTCTTGCAATACTCATTACGTTCCCTAGTGCCTTCCCTTACGAACAACTCAAAATCATTGAATAAATCTATTTTTAGTATCTCTAAGTTATTGCTTTTAACAACATCTAGAAGAGACTTTTTGACGTTCATTTTGCTCATTTCCTATCCCTCTTTTTATAGTCATTGCAATCCATAGGAATATGGTCTGCTAACTCTTGCCAATAACACCTATTATCATAATAACAAGTTTGACATTTTTGAATCTTTTCATTCATTACTTATTCTCCTTTAAGTTCGACAGGCTCATCTTTCCAAGACAATTCTTTTCCGATGAGCTTCTTAATGCTTCCTTTAGGAAGGTAACAGCAACCGGTATTTGCGTACCTCTGCCCATATAAATATACGACAGAGCAAATCCATAATGTATTACTTTCATTTCTGCAAGGTTTTTCTGCAAAAATATGTTCACAGCCACCTTTATCTACTGCTAACCATGACATAACTAATACTATATTTTTTTAATTAATAAATTACTTTCCTTATTAAATGGCTTATAACCATTATTCAGATACCATTCGAAAACAAAACTCTCGGATTCATCTTTATTAAATTCCAACCCGATTATTTTCACTCCATTTAACTTAGCTTGTTGTTCGGCAAGTTGTAACAGACGTTTTGCAACGCCACATCTTCTATGAGCATCATCAACAAAGAGTGCATATATTAGAGCATCAGCTTTGCCGAAAATATCACTAACATATGACGGAATAGATATTTGAACTGAGCCAAGATTTTCTTCATCAGTTATTAAAATTCTGATTTCATCCTTCCATGACTGCTTTTGAATCATAATTAATCCTCCAACTCTATGTTATTTTCTGCTGCGTAGCCATCTTGTGCTTCCTCGCAATACTGACCTTCGCAAAGCCCACCTATGCCGATGTTATATTTTGAAATAATGTTCTTGTTGCAATACTCACAGATAGCATCGCCATGTTTATTTTGTAATTCTTCTCTTGTCATATTAGTTATAGTTTGATTGGGAGACCATGAACATAAACCTCATGAGTGTCACGAGTACCATCTTTTTTCTCCATATGGAAGAAGAGAGTCAATTGTAATGTTGACCTCATAAACCTTTCCGATGGTGAACGATAAGGAACTATTTTGGAAAGCCAACCCACACGCCCATCTTCATCCATAATTTTATCTCCGATTTTAACAGGCAAGGCTTTAATACAGTCTTCTTGAAGTTGTTCCATTTCTCGAAGTAACTCATCGCGTCTTATATTTAATTTGACCATTTTATCTATAAAAGGTCTGGAGATTTCTCGCCATTTTTCTATATTCCTTTCTACTTCTTCTCTTATCATATTCTATCCTCCAACTCTTTAAGTGCTTTATCTAAATACATTATAGCTTCAGTTCTCTGAGTATTTATAAGCCAATTCATAGAGTTCAAAATCTCAATGGAATTATTAATGTATTCTTTAGCTTTTTCTTTACTCATTGCTTATCCTCCTTTGCTTTTTTAAGATAAAATTCTCTCCAATCTTCAAAAGTCCAATCTCTTGTGTTATGAGTAAGATTGAAAACTTCCGTATCTTTCTCTAACTGGAATAATAGCCAAGCATAATCTTCATATCGCTGTCTTAGCAATCTCTTGCGACACAATCTTACATGCTTGTATAACTTATAATCAGCGGTTGCAGCATCAAAGATTATTTTACCTACTATTGCCAACAGATAAGCAGATATAACACCTAATGCAATCCAACCTAATATTGTAATTACTAAATCCATATTCTCTTCTTTTTTTATCCTCCTTAGTAATTGATAATTTTCTGTGTTTTACGAACCTTGGCAAAGAACCCACTAATCTGTTCTTTTGTCGCAACACCTTTAATGTGACACTTCATCCAATTGCCAATACCATTGGATTTCTGAATCATTCCATCAGAATCCTCACCAATTATCACACCATATCCATCAGCGTTAACAAAGCCATCATGGATAAACACTTTACCATCACTAGCAACTAAGATAGTACCTGCTTTATATTCACTTAATCTCATATTCTTTTCTTTTTACCCTCTCCCTTTTACAAGAGAGGGTAGTTAGTTACTCAACATCTTCAAACTCAGAGGTAATTTCCTCGTCTGACTTCTTTTTGAAATCAAAGTAAGATTCCGTTTCATCGTCATACTCGCAACTAAGGCTAACATCATAGCCATCCCAGTTGTCAACTCCACCTGCTTCCAACAAGTCTAACTTGTATTCAGCTTTAAGAAGCTCTGCCAAACGTTCTGTACTAATCTTCTTCATTATTACTTATATTTATATCCCATAAGGGATGGTTAATAAATTACAACACAATCATCAAATACTGATACACTATCAACATTCATGGGTTGCCCATTTTCTTGTGTACCATGAGAATATGGGAAGTTGACTTCCATAGTCTTATCCTCTACCTTTGATAATTCATCAATTAATTCTTGTACTGTCATATTACTACTATTTATGCCCAAAAACGATTAACTAATCTTCTTGATACTATCAAATTCCATACTCAATAATACAAACTCTCTATTGGAGCGAGTGCCATCTTTCTTAGCAGGGTTGATTCTTACCTCAATCATGCCAGAATATCTTGCGTAATTTCGTTCTGGAATAATGCTTGCAATCCAACAAACATCACATCTGGAGCAGCTCACTTTGTCACCAACCTTGTATGGTAGACTTTCGATGTACTCCTTCACATCAGAACAAATCTGATTGTTAGCATCATTGATAACACTTTGTTGCTTGGCAACCTTTGCTTTTAATTCTTCTTTTGTCATATCTTTAAAATTATGTCCGAAGACGTTAACCTAACATATCGCTAATGTTTAAATACTTCTCCCCATCACCTAAGTTTCTTACCTCACAGAAACCTGCTTCTGAAACGGTACTATCATCGTCATATATCTTTTTGACGTGTATTTTCTTTATAGGACAGCAGTCATCATCACTTACCTCAAAAGCAATAGGCAAGTCTCCGTGTTTTGCCTTTATTTTCTCTAAACTTTTAACCAAATCACTTATTTTCATACTAATATCTTTTATGCCCGAAGGCGGTTAAATGCTTATTATTCTCATTATTGCTAACGCCCTATATTTTTGTACTAAGATGCGTGTAATGTAACAACTATCACATTTCCCTTCTCGTAGCACACGTTTTAGTTCGTAGCAGATGACCCTATATTCTTCTTCCGTTATGTTATATTTGTCAAGTATTTCCTTTGTTATAAACTTGAACTCTAATTGCATATCAGAACAGGTATCAGTCTCTGCGTTCTCTATGTCATGGTCATACGCATAAACAAAATCATTCTGGTTAGCATTCTTTCCATTAATGGCAAATACCTCCAAACGGCAAGGTAGCGTATTCATTGGTTCGATAACTAGCTTCATACACCTACACCTCCATTTCTAAGTTGATTTTAAAAGCAAATAGGATATGCTGTAACTCGTGAACGTAATTGATATACCCTCCCATAATATCATTATTTATTGAAACAGACCAACTAATACCGCCGTCTGTGCAAAGTTTAATTCTTGGAATACGACTATGCCTAAAGTATATTTGTCCCTTACTCCATCCATTCTTAAGAAGAATGGCAGATGTAAGGAGCATTGGCTTTATTTCATCAATACCAACAAAGCAGTACACCAATCCTTCTTTAGGGCAAGACAAGTCAAAGTGGCTTCCTTCTCTTGGCTCTTTGACTACCATGATTTTGTTGTCATACATAACAACATCACCAACTATATATTTCTGTGACATACGCTTTAATCTTTGCCATTAATGAAATCCTCATACTCACCTATCGTGATTTCCACGAAGTCTGGATTTTGCTTCTCAGCTCTAATACTATTATCGAAGTAAACGAAAATGCGGTCTTTGTGACGTAAAAGCTGGGTGATGGAGAATCGGCTGACGTACGGAACTTCGATATTCAGTTCCTTCAATATCTGGAAATGATGAGTAAAGGATTTATATGATGTAAGTACTGCTGCTATTGCCTTACCTTGCTTACTACGCTTGTTAGGCGCAATAGCTATATAGTAACCGTCCTCCATTTTTACACCGTCTATCTTCTTCCACACCTTCTTATCTAAGGTATCATAACGCTCAGAAAGAACCCATATAGCGGTAATCTCGTACACTCTTGTGAGAGTTCTGTTAGGCTGATAGCCCTGATATTTTTCAAACTCGAAGCCAACGGCTTCTTCCACTCTTTTCATGTAGGCTTTATGCTCTTCAAATTCAGCATCGAGAATACTCTTAACGTATTCGTAAGCCTTTGTTCCTTGTTGTGCTTCGTATAACATACGTTTTACTTTTTACGATGATTAAACTTCTTTATAGCATCCTTCTTTGAAGCTGCCATAATTTTTATCCCCTTGATGGTGAACTCATGCTGCGCCTTTGGCTGACACTTCTGCTTATCGGAAGGAATGTTGCCTTTCGGTGTATCAAGTCTAGGGCTAGGGTGTCCAAATGGATACTCACTAGCATAAGCCGTGATAGCAGTATACATCAAAGCCAAATTCATTAATTTTCTGCTCATACCTTTACTCGTTTATCTCTTTAAAGATTATATTTCTTCCATCAGAACGTTCAAAACCACCACATAATAAATGTGGGCACAAACAGTTATTTTCACGGAAATAACAACCATTACAACGTTTACTTTGACTTTGTGAAATTTGCACTACTTCAAGTACAATCTTATCGCCTAATTTATATTCTTTCATAATCAAAATGCAATTCTAAAATCCTTACCTTTCAAAGTAGGTCTCTTTTTAAGGACGAACTTCTCTAATTCTTCAAAGTCTATGGGGAAGAGCGCACAATATTTATACTTTAATGCGCAGACAAATCTTCCGTTGAGCATAACATCAAAGACAAATGTTTTCATTGTTCACCTCCTTCCTGCTTTGGCAGTATATCAGATAAATAAGCCCATTTGATGATTTGGCATCTGCTAATCGAATGTCTCCAAGATTCCTCATTCCAAAGAATGGATTCTTTAAATTGTAGATAAGCATCGTTATCAAAACCAAGGGTAATAATATCGCTCTTGCTCTTATCTGGCTCTTCTTGCATAGGATGCCATAAGTCCTTCAAGAATTCTTCTTGCATCCACTTAGCGCCAGCCTTGAAGCTATCTTTGCCCCTAAGACAAATCATTTCTTCCTCAACCTCGCCACTATTGTATCTAGCATACTCTGTCTCAATATGCTTATTAGCAGCAGCTTCTATTTTCTTATCGTCAAAAACCATTTTATTAAGCTTCATAACCATTATTACGTAGTTCTTCAATTAAAATCTTAACATCTTCTATAGATTCTCTTGCAAGAGTTCGTAGATGAGTTCTGCGAACTGCTTCAGGGCAAGCGCATCTATTATCATGTTCATAATCTTCCCCTCGTTGTTTTACTTTATCTCTAAACAACTCGGCAGATTTCTCATACAAAAAATCTAATTCTATTTCAGATAATTTCATAATCAAACCTCCTCTTTAAATTCGGACTAACACTACAAGCCTTTATTTCGATTATCGAAAACATGCTCACCAAAAATCTTCTTAAGTACTTTCATATACCTAATCTTTTATATCTTTAATATAACACCACTTTGTGATGTTGTTTCTCCTTACATAATCTTTCCAATAAACAAAAGAGTAAAGATAATCAGCTTCGTACTTAATACCTCCATCGTCTCCATCATACCATTCTGTAAGAATCCATTCTTCGTAGTTTGGAGCTTCTTTTGCAGAGTACCATTTAGTCATTGTTCACCTCCTTCCTTATCATAAAGTAATCTTCTTCAACTTTATTATGTAAGTAGTATAAAAGTTTTAACTTTGTGAGTTTTTCTAACTTTCTTACTACATATTTTATAGTATTAGGACTTATATAACCGTCAGTCCAACCTCTTTTCAAAAGCCATTTAGTACTCTCCTTGTAGAATAACTTCTTGCATTTTCGTTTATTCATTTTCAGTCTCCTTCGCATAAAGTTTCGTTAACCTCGTCATTGTATGTGTGAGTAACCGGATTGTACTCGGAATGGGTCGCATCTACCCTACCTTTCCGGTTAGTGAAATAGATAGCATTTCCATTGTCATAAAACCTGTACACTGTTATACTATCTACAACAAACAATTTCTCGACCTTGAATTTGTCAACAGAATCCGAGATTTGGACTCTTGTACCCTTACCTTTGCAACCTACCAAAATGGCAGCAACGGCTATTATCATAATTACCTTTTTCATATCAACTTCTTTTCTTCTTGAAGAATACGTCATTCATCGTACCCTAATATACTAAAGAACTCATCCATTTTTGAATTTAGATTGTTTGCCATTAACATATATGCCGGAACGGAGCGACCGATATTGCACTCTAACTTCAATGCATGTATCATTACTGAAGCTTGATGGCTTGAAATCTTAACCCTATCCAATCTGGAAAGTATTTCGCCCTGCGAATCTGCATTACGAAACACTTTCTTGATAAGACTTTCTATGTACTTACGCTGCTTGTCCGTCATTGCTCTTATTGTGCTCAAGAGACTCAACCAAAGCCTTCAGACCATTGAAGGTAGCATCCACCAACTCCTTGCTATCGGAAGCATCAAAATACCAATTTCCAATAATCTTGCTATTATTTTCGGCAAACATCGTAATACTCGTATGAGTATTTGAAGACGACATCTGGATAGACTCCTTTGTTCTACCCATGAGGCTGGCAATCTTTGCCAACACCTCTACATAAACATTATTCTTTTCCACTTTCTTCTTACAGTTTTTGTGGTGTGTCTCACCTTTTTAAAATTAGTAACCTTGTTTCTTAATTACAATGCAAAGATACAAAGAATATCCGAAATATGCAAACTTTTTAATGTGTTTCTTTTATTCTTTAATATATCATAACATATAACACCAATAATTTACTGACGTTAACACAAAAATCCCCACCACTACATTATTATATATAGTGATGGGGCAAACATTTAAAACAAAATAGCATTATGGATTTCTACGATTACTATCAAACTAAATCGTCCACATAAGCCCATTTATAGATGGCGTTTGATTTCGTGAACCTATTCCACCATTCCTCGCCTAAGAAATTCAGATGCTTGAAACGCTTGCGAACCTTGGTCAGACCGACAATGCGTCTGTTATACTCAGGCAGCTCTTCAACAGAATGCCAAGCACCTTCTTTTTGATATTTCATTCCCAACTCCAAGGCTTGCTTGGCTACCTGCCTTGCACCTTGACTAAAGTCTATCTTATCAATCAACAATTCTAAGTCCATAATCAAATAACTTTTATGTTAACTTTGTCTTCAAAAAAAGCTTCTAGCACTTCCTTGGCTTTTGCATCTGCTTCATCCAAGTCTTTGCATTTGACTACTTGAACACCATAACCTATAGGGTTACGCAATTCATAAATACCATCAGCCTTTACCAAGCGAAGGAAAATATCTCCACCTTTGAAGCGGTACGAATATCCTCCTGTTGCCTCGTTCCATTGTCTAACTATGTTCCTCACCGCCATAATATCTTTGCACTTTTAACAATGTAGCACTAGCACCCTCAATGTAGGCTGCGATAATGACATTTCTATATAGCTCACTATTTTCCTTATCAATTCCTACCAGGCCTTCTGTTGATTTCAAAGGCTCAATTGTAAATTTATAAGCCTCCTCTACTATCCAGCTAGGAACACCATTTGAAATCAAATTCTTACAATACTCATTCATGATTTTACCTTTTAAAATTAGTGGATGACAAGGGATTTAAACCCTTGTTGGTGTCAACACCTCCCCAGTGACCTGGTACACGGAATGTTTAATCAGAAAATCCGCTCCAAGTTTGCGAGGGTCGCATTGCTTTCTGTTGCCAATGCCACTCATCCGTTTGTCAGCGACAGATGCGAATTTGAAGATTGTGCACCATTCCCAACCTTGCCCAAGGGTTTCTGCCGCTGACTAATAGGCATTTGCCAATGGTTGTCGGCAAATTTTAAGTGTTCACATCTTACGATGCGGTATTAACTATCTCCCTGCCCAAGGGAACAACCATTAGCGATAGGCTATTTGTAGTTATGAAACATTCAAATAAAGCCGTGCGACTCCTAGTTTATCATCATGCCCCCACGCAAGGCATCACACGGCTTTGGCACGTGGGTATTTGGTAGATTATGGCTTTCCTACCTCGTCTTTCTTATATCATTCCGCTGCCATCCTGCCGCCCAGTCTACCGGAGCTGCATTACAGCAGTGAAAAGATGTATTCACATTATATAAGGCTGCTCTGAACTCATCCAATTCTTCTGCCGAGAACGGACAATCCTTGTTTACCCGCCTTTTCATAATTTCACTACCTTATAGCCAAGCCGACTTGCAAGATCAAGAAAAATATTAAAGTATTCCTGTGCAACTTCTGTTCCTGATACTACGCCATTTTCAAACGTGAAGTAACGCTTTGTATTGTAAAGCGTATCTTCCAAGCAATAAGTTTCTTTCATTTCTTCTTTCTAATCAATTGTAAACAACCTTTCGACTGGTCTCTTTGTTATATTCGGGTTAAGAGAGTTTGTTACTTCCTTTTCCCAAACACATCTGAACTCTTGGGGCATCTGATACTCGCTGATAAATACCTTATGACCTCTTCTAGCCATTTCCATGCACCATATATAGAATCTTTCGTAATCGAAATTCTTTGATACATCATACTTTTTCGTAGCTTTGTAAGGCAAATCGCAATACACTATACTCCTATCCGGTATCACAAGTTCATCATAACTGCCGCTATAAAACTCGACACCTTTGAGAAGAGGCACATCACGCATTGTATTTTCTATCTGCTCCCTTATGTAATCTCTTGCCTTTCCGTTCTTGCCGACAACATTATGTCCGCTATAGCCACCATCAAAGAAACGTCCATTAAAGCTCGCCATAAAGCCAATTAGTCCGACACCTGCTTCTGTGAAGAATTTATTCTTTCCGTGATAGCAGTCTCTTGCAAAGTTATACAACGTCTTACTAATATGGTTGAAGACAAACCCATCATTCTGAAGATACTTCCACATTTCGATAAGATACCTATTCTTATCGTTGGCAATCCTTCGATACGTGTCCGGAACGTTCTCAATAACGCTACAGCCACCACAGAAAGCATCTACAAACGTATCATGCTCTTTGTCCAGCATAATCGGCAATATTTCATGCACGATTCTAGCCTTACTACCCATGTACTTCATCCTATCATCTTCTTTATCATTTTAACACCTCGGTTGCCAAACTTTCGCTCGACTACCTCATTATAACTCACTCCATCAATGGAACACTCATCCGGATAGCACTCTTCAAGCCAATCTGTGAACTTCAGCAAATTGAAGACCAACTCTTTTCTTGCTAAAAGAAACCGCATATCAACGAACTTTCCAAAGCTTACTCCGAAGATTTTCTGAAATTCATTACCTATAGGCAAAAAATCGCTTGACTCTATCTTCATTAGCTAACTTTCTTGGTTGTTGTTCTTTCCAAAGGATAGCCACTCTTCATAAAGTCACTAATTCCTATGTAAGTTCGCTGTAAATCTTTCTCATCGTCCTTCAGGTCTTCCGTTGCGTTGATAGCCGCCTCATTCAAAGTCTGTTCGTCAAAGACACCTTTTCTTACCTTATCGAAATAAGAAAGAATTTCTTTTGTCATCAAATGGTCAGCCAATCTCTTGAAATCCTTATCCATCACTAATGCCATGAAATCATAAGAATTTTCAAAGGCCAAGATAGGAGCAAAGTCCTTGAACGCTTGCATTAAGTTAACGTGCAATTCTTCAAACAGCTTACGGATGATATTCTCGTAAGTTCCCAAACAAAGGTTGGTCAGATTGTACAGGATGATTGCATTTGCATAAACTCCCGATTTTTCACCAATTCCTAAGTTCTGTAACCTCACCGCAAGCTTATCTCGCAACTTGTATAAGTCTTCACTAATCTTGTCATAGAACGTCATTGCGAATTCGTTATTGAAATCTGCATTAGGAACATAAGCGTCATAATACTTAATCACCTTGCGAAGGTTCTTCTTGCAGTCTACCCACTTCTTCTTAACTTCAAACCTAACGCATTTCTTCTTCAGAATACTCTTTTCGATTTTCTGCATGAAGCACTCTGCCAACACCATTTCAACATAGACATATTGCTGAAGATAACCTCTAGTAATAACCATAACCTTGTTTACTTCTGTTTCGGTCATTCCATTCGGAACACTGATAATTATCTTCTTACCACCTACGTTCAATAAGACTCTTCGGAAACAATTTACACTAGGCATGATGCTTTCTGTTTGAATATTCTACTACCTTATTATAGCACTCCGTTCTCACCAAATCCTCGACCCGATTCAATGTGCAAGCCTCATGAGTATCATTCATATTGACTTGTGGACAGCAAATCTGATAAAAAAACTTTGTTCTGATGGTAAAACCAAAGAACTTGATTTGCTCCTTGAATACCCGACCGGACACCACCTTATCAAGTTTCTTCTTGCCATCGAAGAGATTCAAACTCTCTTCTCTACGATATACAATATCGGTCTTAACCGAAAAAATCTTTCCGAACATAACTATTCCTCCAAATTCCTAAGCGTTTCCAAACTCTCATCATTATCAACATCATAGCCGATACGATATTCGTTACCAATTCTTGCACCAATGTATACCTCTTCGGCATCCAAGATATAACGGGACATCTGTTCACGAACCTTTATCTGTTCTTCATTCAACCCAAGTACATCAAAGCACTCTTCCTGCAATGACTTATATGGTTTCGTTCCCATATATGAGACATAAGCCAGCTTGCCTTCCTGATGCAATGGCTCCCACTTCTCCCACCAATGGTTGCGATACTCCAAGATACCTCTTTCTACTCCATCGGCACAAACATATTTAACTATTCGTATTCTCATTATCAACCTTTTTTAAAACAACTTTAACTGTCTTTCCTTGGCACTTGAACACACGAGACTTAATCTTGTATGTAAGATTGTTAATTACGACTTTATCCCCTGCACAAGGCATAAAATGGAAATCGTAATTTTTCAAAATGATACTGCCTTCATACTCGAATTCAACCATTTTTCTGCTTTCCTAATGTTTCCCTATATTTATCTAACATTATTGAATTAATCTCAGACCAAAAAGTTACAATTACGTCCTTGTAATCAATATTATGATTCTGTGCTATAAAATTTCCTGCACTGACAAAATCAAAATAGCCTTCAATCGTCTCTTGTGTACCTGTACATGTACATGTTATGCCATTCTTGACATACTTAGCCACAAAATAATAGCATTTCTTCATCGCAACAACTCCCTAATAAATTCGTTACGCATCGGCTCAACGATGCTTGTATACAAACTCTGCTTATCTTCGGGAATATCATCCGGTGTAATAGAGAACATCAACAAATAAGACATCGGAATCTCCAATACCTTGCATATTGCATCAATCTTACTCTTACGTGGAAACGTTCTTCCGGTCTCCATAAACAACATATTTGTCTCACTACAACCGATAGCCTTACCAAGTTGTCGTTGGGTCAAGCCCTTGCTTACCCTCATTGTCTTAATCGCCTTTCCTAAATCCATTTAACCTCCTATTTTAAATTTTCAAATCTATTCTTAATTGCAATCATGGCATCATTGACACCATCCTTATATCCAACAGAATACAAGGAACAATCCTCTTCGCTCGGTTTTCCGGTTTTTGATTTCAAAAACTCTTCTATCTCACGGAAACCATACTCCAAGAATCTGAGAAACATAGCGTTCTTCGTGATAGCTGGTCGTAGAACATCTTTAACCCAATCCCAGCCATCACCATAACCCAAAGTGAAATTAGAATTATTACAATATCTCACTTTCGGCTCATCCAACCATTGTTTTATTATTTCCTTTTTTGTCATCATTCCCAGTTTTTATGGTGTGTCTCACCTTTTCAAATTAATAACCTTTATTTCGTAATTGCAATGCAAAGATACAAAGAATATTCAAAACATGCAAGCATTTTAATGTGTTTCTTTATTTTATTAATGTATTTTAATTGTTTAATATAGTTTCTACCATTTATTTTAAACTTTTTACATTTTTCTCTTTCTCAAACACTCTTTCTACTATCACCTTTATCCTTAATTTCGTCTTACTATGTTCTTTAACGTGTGCCTTACGCTTTGTAGTTTTTGCACCTTGCAGCAATTTCTGTCAGTCTCTTCCCTTGTACTTTCGTAGTGCTACCTTTCTTGCATTTCAAGACATTTCCTGTACTTGTATTTTGTATTTCCAAGAAATGGATGCAACAAAAGCAACTTCTAAAATTCTTATCCATTTGCCATTTCCTTTTTAAGTTTCTTTCTTTGAGCCAAGAACATAACAATCTCCTCGAAATCATCGCAATTCAAGAGCATTTGTCCAACCTGCCATTCCGCTGCTTTCTGCTTGGCATCCTCCATGCCCTTTGCTAAGAATGTGATTTTCTTGTCTTGGCTTCGATTCTCTACAGTAACTTCAAGTGTACCATATTCAAGTTCGGTAGTCTTCATACTGAGACCTTCATCAAATATCCTCAACAAATGATTAAAAAGATTACTTCTTTCCATGTTTCAACCTTTCATTTTCTTGTTTCAACAAGTCCTCAAATTCCTTGCGCTTTGCTCGCATAATCTCGAACCATTTACTTGGTGTTATAGGACACCCCATAAGCCAATGGTCGAAGTTTGGAACAGGCAAATTGAACTCTCTAGCTTCAATAGTATAATCGTACCACTTCAACAACTCTTCTTCGGGAGCTTCCTTGTCAATATCTGTTACAATAGTAGCCATATCGAAAGTCAAATCACCACAATTAGCAATTCCACCTGGTTCGTCACCTATCCAATATGTCTCCGGATTATCCAATCCGTAAAACTCATGCTTCTCACAGAATACCTTCAAATAAGCATTACAGGCATCCGTATAGCATCTTTTCAATTCTTCCTTATTCATATCACATATCCTTAAAAAGTTTCTTCACCTCGTTCTTCTCCACCTTTGGATGGGAGCACGTCACAACTTGCGTACTTGGGTCATGTCTTACCTGCCATTCGCAAGTATTACACCCCAAATCACCAACTTTATTAATTGCATTGGTGTATCTGCCTTTCTCACCATAGGGGCAATCGGTAACAAAATCCTTTCGTCCCCAGATGTACTCATCTATCTTATAAGAGATAGCATTTGCTTTCTTCTTTTTCTCTTTATTATTCAAAAACATCATTTCGTCAAAACTTTAAAATAGACACAGCTGACCATCATCAGCAATCTTAACATTATTATCGGGAAACCAAAGTTCCTCAAAAATCATTTCCATGCACGCTACAACTATAGAGTTTCCAGCAGCTTTTTGAAGACTTGACTTCGATACGCCATTTTCAAGCATCCGGTCTATGTATTCTTCGTCAACGTCCATCAAACGGAAGAGTTCTCTCGGAGTCAAACGCCTAATGCGCAACCTTGTCTCTCCTAGCACAACCAAGGAGTCCTTGCTCGCAGATGTAATGGTATTGGCTATATTCTTTCCAAGCTCGACCTTTGGACTATGCATTTCGCCTTTTATCCACTTCCCCTCTGAACGAGTTCTTATAGCTGCACTCATAGGCTCTTTCCTTTCATTTGACACAAACTTCTCTTTACATAGCAGGGCATCACTCAAAAAGTACTTCTCGTCCACATTTTCCTCCAAGACATCAACTAAGTGTTTCTCCAGCTTTATCTTTCTCGGAAAATGATAATCTATCTTATCACCATCGTTTCGTATAGAGAGCATAAAGACACGCTTTCTGTTCTGAGGAACACCGCAATCTGCAGCATTTATCACCTTTGCGTAGTTGACATATCCATAGGATTCCAACTCCTTGCGCCACTTGTTAAAGAACCCAATAAACTTTGTTTGAACCAAAGCCTCTACATTCTCCATCAAGAGGTATTTCGGTCTCTTGGTAATAATGGCGTTTCTTGTAAACCAAAGGATAGAGGAACGTGTATTGCTTCCCTCCTCTATTCCTTTCTGCTTTCCGGCTTGCGAAACAGACTGACAAGGTGTTGAATACGTCAGTAAGTCAAAGTCTTTAACCTTACTCCAATCTATCGTTGTCATATCACCGAAATTCTTGCCAGACAGACTAGGAAAGCAAGCATTATGCAAGGCTATTGCACTTGGCTCTATCTCAGACCATCCGATACACTCGTAATCGAAATCAGAATATTTCTTCTTCAGTCGCTCCAAAGCCATCAGTTGAGAGTCATATCCGGCACATAGTTCAAATGTCTGTATCTTCATTTCTCTAAGCTTTTGAATTGACTCTTAACCCTGCCTTAATCTCGGCAGCTATTCTACCTTCGTTTGCCAATCTGTCGCAAAGCTCATTGTACTCTACTCCTGTATGGCTCTTCACCTTGCGCCAAGTGATGTGTGCTACATGAGCGGAATGCTTTCTAAACTTCTCCATCAAGTCTAAGTTCTTGTGTGCAGAATAAACACCGCTCAAAGTCTTAAGTGCATATTGGCTATCACTATGAACCTTAACAACCGCACCTTGCGGGCAATGACCGACACCACAGATGATTGCCAAAAGCTCCATACGGCTTATTGTCGTGTCAATTGTTCCATAGTTACCCTGCTTATACACCTTGCCTTCGTGTAAAATCACATAAGCAGCACCACCAGTGTACTTTCTTCGCTTGGTATCAGTCCGAAGAACCGCAGAACCATCAGTCCACACTTCATAGCAGTCGTGCATCTTTTCTTCCTTGGTCTTGAACTTGAAACCATGCTTGCGGTATGTCTGGCTCGGATTCTTCAAGGAATTCCATTTCTTGACCAAATCCTCCCATTTCTTAGGGACTTTACCGCTTGGCAGCAACCATCCGACATCATCAAATCGACCATAAAGCCACTTTAGGTTGTCTTTCATAAAACCTGCCATCGAGCAATACATTGCAAACTCTTCATAAGTTGGTTTTGCAACGTTTCTGTGCTCATCGCCCTCTTTCTGTTTTCTTTCTCCCATAGCTTCTTTCTTTTCTTAGTTTCTTTAATCAACCTCACAACACATACGAGTAGTTTATATACATAAGTGAAATATACTTCGTATATTCCCCTTAACTCTACAAGCTCCCTTACGCACGCAGGTTATTTATAGATTCTCTCGTCTACTATTATTACGTTCGATTTTTTACCCACTTCATCTTTCGCTCAATAATTTTTGGGTTTGTTCCACTCTTCGACTTAGATACTTGGCTTTTTAGGACTTTGTATTTGTTAGCGCATCGCAGTTGACCCTTTCGATATTTTGCCGAAATGATGATAAGATTTCCGAACGCATCATAATAATGCCAATTGTTAGTACAAGCACATGCGTCTACTCCGACTTCTGTACATTGGACTATTTTTTTTACCGTACCAGACTTAACAAGCTTTTTGATAGTCTTCCCAACTTGGTATCTAGTTGAACAGGTATCTTTCATCATGCTGGTGTATGAATAACTTGTGTACTTTTCATTGAATGGTCTTTCCAACATACGAGCTTCCGTTTTTTTGGCACTACGTACACTTTTAATCGTATTCCCATTGACGGCTCTACAATGCGTATTGGAGACATCTTCAATAACATTGATTTTGTTACTCACAACGACATCACACAAAAGACTTCTCAACTGAGGCAAGGTAAGTTTAGCTATCTCGCAGCGTCTTGTCTTGTAACTGTATTGGAAACTGTCATGCAACTTGTTCGCTATGATTCTCTTCACACCGAACTTGTTAGTTTCAATTCTACAATATCCAAATTTAACTGATAAATCCAAATATTGTTTGAAATCTTTCTTGTTGTAGCCCATCACTTTAGCTGCTTGGTTTGTAGATCTAAAATGAAGGTCTGATGCACGGAATAGAAATTTTATCTTTAAGGCAAAACAAAATCCCACCAAGCGATTCTTATCGCCTAGTGCAATTTTAGCTTGCTTGATACCAATTCTAATCTGATGCATAATAACTCGTTTCCTTATTTGTTTAACTTATCTGTGTTTCGCCTACTCCAACAATTATTGCCCATTGCTAACCTAGAGCAATCTAAGAATGTTTCGACTCAAAACAAGGATTCTAAAAAGAAATCCTTACCCTTCATTCGTCTGACACCGAAATCTAGGTAAGGATTATCGTGATGTGGCTTTCGCCACGGAAAATCTTATTGATTCTTGTAAGCGTGTCAGCACCAACAAAGCACGCTGCAAAGATACTAATTTATTTTCAAACTGCAAGGGTTTTAATGTGTTCTTCTGCTCTTATTGCGCATTTTTAACACACAACACAATTTTAGTTACGTATATAAAACTATAAATACATTAAACCGCTTGCAAATTTAACATTTAATACTCTAAGGCATTTTCAAGACAAAAAAAAGAGCAACCACCATCACTGGCAGCTGCTCCATAAGTTGTTACCTTAAACCAATCTAAAACCTTAATAACTAAAAACCAACCTAATAAAATAACTTTTTCTTATATTTTACCGTGAGAAAGAAAATCATTGTAACCAGCATCAAGGAAACGACCCAAAAGGAAATCATACCGAATTTCCAATAGAACAAATCCCATCCCTCCAAGTCTTTCTCAATATATTCCTTTTTGGTCTGGGCGATACTCAATTCTCTATTTATGCTATCCCTCTGAGCCTTGTATATACTCGCTCGCTCTGCTATCTCCTTATAATGAATAAGGCTATCACGAACCTTGGATAGTTCCTTGCTGTCCCTGTATCTAATCTCTATATGAGTAGAATCCTTACATAGAACCTTACCACTCTCATCTACCCTTGTCTTGACATCATCCTTGATGTAAGTGGAATCCTTAACCTGCTTTTCGGTCTGCTCCCAATGGTAAGATAGCAAGCTATCCCGAATAAGCTTGACCCTTTCGTTGACAATTGAGTCCCAGTGAGCATAAGTAGTAGTGTCTCGCACCACCTTTTCCACTTCTACATATCTCGTTGTCCGGCATCCGTACATCATCAGCATGATGAAGAAACCTACCAATATGGTAACGAGCCAACGCCACCAATCAAATCTTAGTTGCATATCAACCTCCTTTTTGAGTGCAAAGGTACAAATTATATTATATATGACACAAAAAGAGCCATTTGGGTTATTTCCAAAACCCGAATAAGTGAAAAACTAGCCATTTTCTGTTAACGAATGTAATCAAGCCTACTATTATAGCCAAAAGACGTTAAAGCAAAGAAAATGATTTGATTTTTTATTGCATATTTCAAATATTCTTTGTATCTTTGTAACAGAATTAGAAAGGTGAGACACACCTTCAGAAACTGTATTATTAACAATTAAGCCCTATCGCATCACGGCAAGCGAAAAGAATATGGCAACAACTAATAAAAAAAGAATGCGTGAGTTCTTCGAGTTCGGATTTGAGCAAGTTCAAGCTAAGTCCATCATTTAGGAGTGTAACTTCATTGCAGATGCTAAGGAGTTCGCAAAATGTGGCAAGTTCGAGCGCTTCGCAGACTACACAAGAGAGCGTTTCGAGAACGAGTTTCAATGTGCCCTTTTGTTCGCATAATAACCATTTAAACTTACGGATATGAAAGAATTAAGCTTGACAACAGATTTGATGTTTAATCGCATTCTCGCTAAAAACAATTTTAAGTATGAGGATGAAGAAACAGCCAAAGAAGAAATAACTAAAATGCTATCTGATACAGACCTCACTGTAGTTGAGAGTAGATGCAAGGCTATAGAGATGGTCAATCCAGACAAGAGCCTAGAAGTACAAAAGTCTATTATAGCAGAAGGTTATCTATTCTTAAAAAACGAATATGCAATCTCTATGCAACTTATCCAATATAACGCCTATGGTACGATGAAGTTCGCATACGTTGTAAAAAGCATAACTATTTAGATTTACGGACATGAAAGAGATTCAAAAACTATTAATAAAATGAGCAAAGAATATTATATCGGAGATAGTGATTTTTGGGGCAATAATAGCCCAAACGATAAGTTTAACAAAGAGCTTGTTCCGCTTTTAAAAAAGTTAGGAGTTAAGTCGGAAACTGACTTAGACAAGATAGCAAACATAGTAAAAGATATTAGTTCTATGAGCTACGAAAACGGATATGATAATTGTGAAAAAGAAAATCAAGAATATTCATAAGTTATGGAGCATAAAAACATTCTATCCTACATAGCCAAGGATATACAGAAGACTTGTGAGAGACTTGGTATTTACGCTCAGTTCACACCAAAGGACGAAAAGCACATCGTAAGTTCCGATTTCAAGATGGAGCCTGCAATCTTCAAGAGCATTCATGTTGAGGCTGACCTCCACATTCACCCATCAGAAGTATCTGGAGAAGATGATGTGCTTGACATAGACGTTAGCTTGCATTATCGCTACTACCATTGGGAAGGTGGCGAGAAAGGTTGCAACATCGGTTGGATGAAATACCAAATACAACAAGCCCACTTCAATAAGGACAAAGTGTATATTGATAATTTCGAGAGTCTTTGTACCATCAAGAGATGGCGAGGTATTGAACTTTAAAATAAAACTATATGAGTAAGACAAAAAACAATATTCCGTATGAGAGGCAGATGCTTCCCATTCTTCGCAACTACGACAAGCTGGTAGAAGAAAACAAAGCAATGAAAGCTATTATAGCGAACATAAGCAAAGTTTGTAAGCCCGAAGATACTGTCCTCCAATTCAAGAAACTAGATGGACAAATCAAAGACTTAACGAACAGACTTAATGTATGCAAGAAAAAATTGGGAGAAATAGACAATTTGGTTAGGGATAAATTAGAACGAGAGCACTTTTTCGTTTCCAATAGAAGTACCACCCTAGCAAACGTAAGGCTCTTAACAAAATAGATATGGATAACAAGAAAAGTAACAGAGGAGGTGCAAGGGCTGGAAGCGGACGAAAGAAAGGGAACAACGTGAACCTTTGCATAAGGATGCCAAAGGAAACCGTGGACTATATAAAGCAGAAGTCCAAGGAGGAAAATGTTCCTATAGGCTCTTGGATAACCACCAAGCTAGGACTTTAACGAAGATAGCCCCACCGACTAGAACGATGGAGCTATTTTTGTGTTATTAGCTGTTTATTACACGTCCATCATTGCAGACGAGCTTTCCGTACTTGATGTTCCCGACACGTCTGAGCCAACCCTTCAGATTTACCTCTTGCTTAGGGTCGTTCTTCACGATGTCGTTAAGGTAGGTAATCCTAGCGACCTTCAGACTGTCGAACAAGACCCACTGTCCTTGTTTAAAGTTATTGATAGCCGCCAAGGTGTTCTTGCCCATGATTCCGTCCACCTTTGTTCCTACAACTTTCTGTATCTTCTGGATAGCCTTTGAACAGCCGCTATTGTAGGCGAAGTCCACTAGGAGGTTCGCCACCGATTGGTTGTTTAGCTTGTCAGCCATGCAAACATCCCAGTAGTTCCTCTTGAACAGCCGATCATAATCTGCCTTGGTAAGCAACTTCACATCCTCGGCATTGATTACCCCATCACCATTCTTGTCATATCCAACCTTCTTCCAAGTAGCGAGCGTGATTCCGTATTTTGTCGCTCCACCCCTATCACTCTTCTTGTTTGTATACTTAGATGATTCCCAACTAAGTACGAACTCGCTTAAAATGTCCGATTTAGCCATTGTCTTTTTCCTCCAACTTTAAGTTATTGTGTTCGCCACGTTCCCCTATCGTCTTGGTAATGCCAGCCGTGACGAACAAACTAGCCACACTACCAACAAATGCACTTAACCCCATCAAATCGGTCTTGATAGTCCCATAAGTTACCACTTCCCACACTAAGATAAAGCAGACAACCAGGAGCATCAAGAGACCTATCAGAGTAACGGACACTAAGAAGAATGCCTTGCTTGAATGTCCGCTATTAACTTGTATGAGTAATTTCAGATACTTAACCATATTTTAATCCTCCCTGTCACGATATATCTCATTTTCTTCCTTTTCAACCAACGTTTCTAAGGATTCTCGCTTTCTTGGTGGGGTTCTAAGTTGGCATCCATCCTTGATGCATCTGTTCCATTGTGCCTCATGCAAGGCAAGCTTCAAATCGTTCTTCTCATCCCTTAGATTGCGTATGGTAATACGATACTGATTGATTTCCTCATACAATTCATCTACTTTACTATTAAGATTAACGACCGACTCGTTGGAACGTTCATAGAGAGCCTTCCACTCATCGGCATATGATGAAATAGTCTTATTCTCTTCCTGTGATGCGAGTGCCGCCTCCTTTCGTTTTCTACTATTATAGTACAGCAACGTGGAGATAACTCCCGATGCGCAAAGAAGATTAATTCCCGTCTGTATTAATTGAATAGTTTCCGCTGTCATTTCCTTATGTTTTTTGTTGCAAAGATAGCTATTTATATATAATAATGTGAAAATAGCCGAGTCAGAAAACTACACAATTAATTTTTGTGCAAATAATTAAATATTTCCTTAAACAAAGTTATAACACATTAAATTATTTGCTCTATCAATAAAATCTCATTACCTTTGCAAATACAGGTGAGTCACACCATAAAAAACTGAATAAAAATGAAGATAATAGAACAAGATACAATAGACATCATTAAGGCGCACATAAATGAACGACCAAGATACAAGTTGGCACAAAGAATGGGTGTCAGCGTGAAATTCTTGTATAAGATTCTACATGATTGCAATTGTAAAATCGAACATAAAAGACCTGTTCAGAAACCCAACAAGAAGCGTGATGAACAAATTGCAAAGCTTTACACCAACCATTCAGTCAAAGAGATTGCCGAGATTATAGGGTGTCATCCGTCTACAGTAGGAAAGGCGGCAAAAAGACTAAAGCTTACTCATTCGAATGAAACTATCGAAAGACTTAAAAAGAATAGTTTGGCAAATTTAAAGAAAGCGTATGAGAAAACAACAATAAGTAAAAGGGTAAAAAGCTGGCAAAGAACCATGCAGATTGAGAAATTCAGAGTTATATCCTGCATTCCGCAACAGACAAGATTCAAATTTGCGGATATGCCTATAAAAGCATATCATGCCAAGTACAATCTCATAACAAAGCATGGATATTTCGCTTTCGAAGGTGAGCCATACACCATAGGTTATGACCGGAATACTCATAGGATGAATGAAGAATACTATAAGAACAAATATGGATTTTCTTTTGAGGAGGATGAAGAATGCCAAGAAGATTAACAAAAGAACAGATAGACTATATTAAAGTCCACATCAATGACTACCCACGAAAGGAAGTAGCCAAGGCTGCTGGTGTTACACTACACACCTTATATAAATATATCACTATTTTAGGTGGCACAAAAATAGACAACAAGTTGAGTAAAGAAACCATCAGCCAAATTTCCGTCATGTACCAAACGATGACAGCAAGGGAAATTTCCGAAGTGTTGAATATTCCTCAATCTACAATATTAGGACAAGTCAGTAAGCTTGGTTTAAAACACAATGTAGAAACGATAAATAGAATTCGAAAAGAGCGAAACAAGTCTCTAAGAAACTATTGGAATAAAGAAAGATATGCAAGTAAAGGAAGAAAACTTCACATGCAATACAAAATGGATGAACTTAGAGTTATGTCGGGCAAGCCGCAAGAGACAAAGTTGAGGATAAGAAAGCTCTCCTCAAAGGCTTTGAATGCAAAGATGTATTTGCGAAAGTCTTATAACTATTTCTACTCTAAGGGTGAGCCGTTCATTCTCTGCTATGACTCCGAGACAAAAAGACACCCTAAAGAGGAATACTATACTGACAAGTTTGGTTTCAAGTTCGTGTGTGCTTAATTTCTGTTTGCTGTTCCGTTTGCATTTTTCGTTTTCTGCAAACGGAATTTGCAAACAAGCCTTTGATTTCCATGCATCCGGAAGTATGATATTACTTCCTATCACCTTAACTACTTGATTATTAGTGATTAAAAGAAAGTTTGATAGAGTTATTTAATCTTATCCTTATTATTCGTAACTTTGCAGCCGTAACGTTACATAGAGTTAGTTTAATTAAGGTTTAACACAAAAAGATTATTCTTATGGAGACATCAAAAACTTATGTTTTTAATCCAGAGGGTTCAGGTAACAATGGAGGAATGATGAGCTTGATAGCTCCTTTGCTCCAACAGAGAGGCGTTGATCCAAACGTTCTTCTTGCGATGAAGGGTAATAACGGATTCGGCAATGGTGATGGTTCTTGGTTCATTTGGCTGCTCTTTATCCTTTGCTTCTGTGGTTGGGGCGGTAATGGTTTCGGCTTTGGTGGTCGTGGCAATGGCGCAGGTCTTGCCAATGAAATCAACAATGACTATGGTCGTTCCTTGCTTATGGATGCTATCGGTGGCAATCGTAATGCACTCAGTAATCTCGCTACTCAGCTCAATTGTACTGAAGGACAGATTCAACAAGCAATCTCTGCCTTGACAACCCAAGTTCAGAACGTGGGCAACCAAGTAGGCATGAGCGGAATGCAAACTATCAACGCTCTTCAACAAGGTAATATGCAGATTGCATCACAACTCGCTGATTGCTGCTGCCGTGTAAATAATAATATTACGGCTATGGACGGAAACGTCAAGTTGGCTATGTGTCAGTAGACTGGCACTTTGCAGAATGCCATCAACAATGTAGCCGTAGGACAGGAGCGTGGCTTCTCTAACGTGGCTTACGAGACCCAGCGCCAGACTTGTGACTTGCACAACGCTATCAAGGAGAGCACTCAGACCATCGTTGACGGTCAGAAGCAGGCTGAGATGCGTGAGATGCAGAACAAGATTGATTCTCTTCGTGAGGAGAACAGTACCTTCAAGTCTTCCGCTATGACATCACAGATTGTGGGTCAGGCTGTAGCACCTATCAATGCGGTATTGGCTGGCTTGCAGAGTGAGGTGGCTGGTATCAAGTGTAAGTTGCCAGAGACGGTAACTACTCCTTACAGCCCATTTACTGCGGTTCCTAATTGTGTCGCTTATCAGGCTGGTCTGTATGGTTTGAATGCTGCCAACAACGGATTCTGGGGTTAAAGAAAGGAGGCTGCTATGTTATGGATGAGACCTTTTGCATGGGTTAATCGTAACGGCTCGGCAGCTATCGCATCTACAGGCGTGGTGGTGAACACCGAAAATGTCGTTTTCTCGTTCAGAAACCACGCCTTCGTGAATGCTAACTATAGGGGAACTATCTTTGTGAACCTACATCAAGCTATTCCGACTGGTACGACAAATACGCTGCCAATCCTTTTCGAGACCAATGGCGTAACCCAAGCTGTAACTAAGTTCAACGGCAATCCTTTGACGGTAGCCGACATTGCAGGAACTGGAGTTTATCAGTTTTGGTTCGAGCGAGATACTAACACCCTTCAGCTAATGACGGGTATTGTTTAACAATTAACATTACAAAGCTATGTTTCAAGGACTTCGACCTAACAGCATATTCTATGTGCTTGACAAGGGTGAAAACCCAAGTCTTAAAATCGGACAGGTTGTATCGGTCAGTAACCCACAACCTAAGTTCCCAACATATACTCCTGGGCAATTCAACCCACAACCAATGGAGACTACCGTTGATGTTGTCGTAAAATTGCCTAATGAACAAATGGAGTTCAAACAACTCCCATCCAATATGCAAATTGCAAATTCGGAAAACCTCGTGGTTTCTGAAAGCCGTGAAGCTATGGATGCGGAAGTTGAGGCTATGTATCGGCATTCTAAGGAGATTGTGGAAAGCGAGCCATACCACAAAAAGGTTATGGAAGAGTGCGCAAAGATGCGTGCCGTATTGAATCCACAAATAGCCAAAGACAGACAACAGGAAGAAGACATCAATAACCTCAAAAGCGAGGTTAGCGGAATGAAGGGAACTTTGACCGATATTAAGTCTATGTTGTCAGTGGCTTTGGAAAAAGTTAATACAAAAAAGTAAATCATTATGGGATACATGATAGAAATTACCGAAAACAAGGTAAATGAAATGTCAGAACTTGTAGAGAAGATGCTTAAGTATGGTGGTAAACTCATGCACTGCATTGATGAAATGGGGGATGACAAGTATGGACGAATGGGTCACAGAAATCCAATGCCGGATTACCGAGACAATTGGGATGACGATGATGACCGCTATGGTGAAAGACATGGTGGTCGCAGAGGTGGCGGTTATCGCTATTAGTATTACACTTTGAGGTGGGGAGAAATCTCCACCTCCTTTAAAAGCTTTTATTATGGGAAGATACAAAATACCACTTGACGCATACGATATGAAGCCGGAAGGGATGATTGCATACCTTCGCTACAATGGCTGGCACTTCAATAAAAAGATGTGCGACTGGGCTATTACCTTAATGCGCAAGACAAACGCAACAACTGGTAAGCTCGAAAAAGTTGAACCGACAGAAAAAGATACAGTCGAGGAACTTCTTAAAGTCAACAACGTAAAGTTGGAGAATGCCGACAATTACGATTTCGTTTATGTCGCAAACATGGCTAGAGCCGATTTCTTTAAGTCTTCTTTAAAAGACGAAGCTGCTTTGGCTCAATTCATTAAGGATATGGTGGATGACCCAGACCAAGCGGACGGATTTATTTTCAATAGATTTTATGCCGATTGCAACCATAATGGTATCGGCATTCCATGGGATGATGTATTATGATTAAACAAGAAATTTACTTGGAGAAATACGATTGGAATGTGATTGTATGTCATATAGCTAATCAAGAAGATGTTGACGAAGCTATGGACTTACTAAGTTCCATTGATTGTAAGGGGCAACCATTATTGGATGCATACGACCACATTTCAACCGATTCTTCAAACAAAGGATTGACATACACAAATGTTTCAAAGAAAACAAGTGTTGTGCTCATTTGCAAATCTACTTCTGAAGGTGAGTATATAAATAGTCTCACACATGAAATGTTTCATGTAGTAGCACATATATGCAACCATCTGGGAATAGATATGCAAGGCGAAGAACCATGCTATCTTATGGGATGGCTCTGTCAGTCGATATTATAGAAGATTTCCTTATAAGTTTAACTTGGCGGGCAGACCTTGGATTTTTCCATCTGCCCTCCTATAAAATTACAAGAATATGAGTTGTTCGAAAATCAAAAATTACCTTTATGAACGTTTTAATGAGGATTTTAACGTTCTATCTGAGAATGAAAATCGAGTTATCATTACATTTGATGATAATGACTTGTCGGTACTCGTAAACAAGATGGAGAATAAATTATTCATTCTCGTTCCGCTAACTAATATGCATTCGTTTGAACATCATCAGGATTGGATCTTGGTAGATGGCGAACGCATCAATAGCAACCTATTTTGGAAGGAATGCGGCAACCAAGTGATAGAATATCAAGGTGATGCCCCTATAGCTATCAAGCAAGACACCATAGAGAGAATTGTTAATGATTTCATTAAAAACAGATAACGTTTTAAAATTTGCATTAATTTATTTGCAAGGCCATCTTTTTTGTCGTATCTTTGCATTGTAATAAAAATGGTGAGACACACCGGAACAACTGTGTTTTACAAACTTAATTTTCGTAGATAAAGATATTAATATATCAATATAGAAAAAAGCAAAATTATGACAGAAAAAGGATATTTAATCAAGAAAAAAGTATTATTCATTGATTTAGACGACACGATTATTACAACTATATCAGGAAACACCTTTCCTACAGATGTAACAGATTTCAAAATCCGTAAAGAGGTTTTGGATAAGATTGTAGATGCATTCCCTACTCTTTACTATGTGGAAATAGTCTCAAACCAAGGAGGCATTCCTCAATTTGTTGACGAACAGGATTTCATCGGAAAGATAAAGGCTATTGAAAGCTTTATGCAAAAATATCTTCGCAATCATACCGGACGAAATATCTTCGTCAACTCAATGTATTGCCCTTCGCATGCAGAGATAGGAATGAGAAAGCCAAATACAGGAATGCTTGAGTCGTATTCTTCTTGGAAAAAGAGTGAGCTGATTATGATAGGTGATGCTAGTGGAAAAGAAGGTGACTTCTCGAACTCCGACAAACAATGCGCAGAGAATTTCGGAATTGAGTACATTGATGTAGAAGACTTCTTGAAAATATGAAAACAATAAAAAAGAGAGGCAATCACTTACCTCTCTTACTCAACTCCTAAGAAATATCTAGTAGATACAGATACAATCCTTCCCCGAACCACATTATCAATATCATAGTTGACATTACTACCCAAGTCAAGAAGTACTTATCGACCTTCTTATACTCGTAAGAATAGTATAGGTATGCAATGAACGTGCTGTTGATGATTACCAGTATCGCTACTATAATCAAAGTACAAAACATATAATCCATACTCATATATGCTCGCTTATCCGTGATGCGACAGGGCTTATACGTTATGATTTTCTCTTGCTCTTAATAAAGTGCAGAATATCCCACTTCTTCCAATATCGGGTATGCCCACGCTTCTTGCACTCGCCATTGGGAATATCGCCCCTAGCAACCATTCGATTGAGTGTAGCATCAGAAACGTGAAGTTTCTCCTTGACTTCCTCGGTAGATAGCATCGGGTTGAGAGCATACGGCAGATAGTTCTCACAAAGGTCTTCTATCTCATCGCTACTCATTCCGCAAGCAGTTACCTTCTCCCCTCTCTTCTCTTGCTCGTCTGCTCGAAAACAAGAATCCGATAACGATTTTAATAACACTCCCAAGGTGTGATAACCAAATAACTTTCCCATATCATTATAATCTAGAGATTAAACTTTGACAGCCCTTGCCTGAGAAATACTTATCGGCAAAACCATATACATAAAATATAATGGTCATTACAAGTATTACAGCATTAGCTTCCACCATTTCGTTGGTGGTAAAAACATTCCAGTATACGATATGAATAGCATTTATCCCAAATAGGTAGATGATCATCGGAATACGCCATCTGTAGCAGAGCCAAAAGAATCTGCTCGCAATTATAAGTACAAGCGGATGGATGTAAACGGAAAAATAGATAAATGCTGCCGATACCCAATTCTCCTTAAACCATACGCACATTTCTTTTTCATGAGACGCAAATGTTACCATGCATGCAATATGAAAAAGCATGATAAACAGAGGCATCACTTCACAATAATACTTAAACCAAGTGAGTAGCTTTATGCTGTAGCCTCTACCTGCAAGGATAATGACGTTTATCATTTCGCTAACGTCCATGTCCTTAAACATTACTCTTGACAACTGTACAACACCGACTGATTGAACTAACCGATGGACTTCATCTTCTTCTTCTTTAGTCATAAGCTATTATATTTTAGTTGATTTAAAAGATTGATACCGCAAAGATACGCATTTTTAAAAGTAAGAAGTCGGCTTTAGGTTAATTTTTGTGTTAAACTTCATAAAAAGTAACAATCTGAAAGTAATAAGTCGCAAAAATAGCGTTAGAACGGCTTCCTTACCAAATTCTAACGCTATTTCTATATCTACTTATCAGTGTTTATCCTATCACAACATCAAGGGTCTCCATATCAGCGAACTTCAAGCCGCAATCTTTCGCTGCCTTGAACAACTCCTTCTCGTCAACTGCCTCGATGGCTACCTCTACCTCCTTGTCGGCAAGTTCCTTGAAATACTTCTCGGTCTTCTGCTTCTGATTGAAGAAGTACTCATTGACCTCAGCGAACTTGGCTGAATCGTCCTTGGTGTATTCGTAGCCCTCATCGGCGTGCTTCTGCTCCAACTGCTGGCACTCATGAAGCTTGCACTGCATCTCCTCGAACTTATCGTCCTTCAAGCTCTGCTGCGCTTCCTCCACATCCTTGTCGTAGGTATCGGCTACTTGGCGCAGTGCCTTCATATTCTTCCAAACTCGCATAGCGGCATCATCGCTCATTGATGATGTCTTCAATGCCTTCAATGTTCTGTAGGCTGCAACAGCCTCGATTGTCTTAATCTTTTTCATAATTGTTTCTTTATTTTTATGTTATACAATATTCTTTGTCAGATTGCCATAGCAGAATACCTTTCCTATTAACAGTGCAAAGTTAAGAAAATAATTCCGAATAGCAATGCAGGAGGAGCAAAATTTACGAATTTAAAAAATCAGCTTCCCCACGTTGGGTAATCACTAGGTCGCAACGTGTCTGCTTTCTCGGTGAGAACGTAAGCCACAAATACATTTCTAGTATATTTGTTATATTAAGACCATCTATATGTCAATACATAATATAATTACCACCTGGAGGAACTTGTTTCCATCCACCATCTATATTAATTTCAAAAGATAATTGACACATTTGTCCATAATAACCTCCTTCATAAACATTATCAAATCTTATATATATATCAACATAATCTGTTCTATCACCTTCAGGAATAGTTACAGAACCTGTACTTTGACCAGAGCTATTAGATACATAACCTCTTCCGTATGTTCTCTTATTGTTACCATAATCACAAACACTTCTAAATATACCATCAGTAATTGTAATTGTAGCATCAGGAAGTTTATATATTCTAGCTTTACAAATACAACTAGCACCAACTAATTCTCTCAACGATGAGAAATCAACAAAACCACTAGAACCACTTTTAATACTTTCCATATTAATTTGTCTAGGATAATATTTAAAACTAATAGCACCTGGTAAAGATATAAAAATTATTTTTGTATTATCATCTAAAGTTGCATTACGAGTATATGCTAAAAAAGGTACAATAGTAATAAGCTTATCTCCACTACCTATGTCAAAAGTTATTTCTCTACTAGCGTATACATAATCTGTTGGTTTTTGACAATTACCAACATAATAATTTTTATAAATCTTATCAGTAATATTATATGGTGAATCATAACGAATTTGAATCCAAAAAGACCAACCTAAATATAAATCAGGTATTATATCATCCATAGTAAGATTTGTGTTATTATCAACATGTGTATTCATATATAATACACAATTAAATTTACGAATTGAAGAATAATAAACTTCAACGGTATGAAATTGAGGAATAGAAGTCAGAAATGTATTTCTTGATGCTTTACTATTATAGTTTCTAAAATCACTTAATCTATAAGGAGAATTAGCACCACCTTTTGGAAAATGTTTTCCTGATACATTTGTACTTGTGTTATCAGGAACACCACCATTTACACCATATACATTATCTATATAAAGATTGTTACAAGCATTAATTGCAAAACCTTCTCCTCCATAATTATAACGTAAGTTCTTATAAGTGTCCATAGGTATATTCATACCACAACGAACAACACAAGTAAATTTACTATATGAAGATGTTACTATTTCATCAGAGTCTTCTCTAATAGGATATTCTTTAAATTCACCTTTACAACTAATAGGTTTATACTTACTCCATATATTTATATTTCCACTCTTACAAAGAGTAGCAAGGTCATTGCTACTCTCTCCAAGAGCTTGTTTAACATCATCAATGCTAACAGGAGCACTAATAATTCCAGTTTCACTATTGTAAGACATAATCTTTATTTTTTAAATATTCAACTTTAGTTTCTAATTCTGTTACAACTTCTTTAGTAACAACTTGCTCTACTGTTACATTACTTAGAACACTAGGCAAGGCAGCTCTATAAGAGCCACCCTGCGTTAATACTTACTCTGCTGCCTCGCTTGCCATATTAGCGGCGATAGCGGAATTAACCTCCTCAATCAATGCTGATACCTCACTGAGCTTGCTCTGCGGAACACCGCTGATGTTGTAGGTCAGCTCGCTGCCGTTGGAGCTTGCGTTCGCATTGCCGAGATAATTACCATTTGTGTCACCATAGATACTCATATTGATGCTCTCGATGTTGCCACCAGTCTTGTCAACATTGTAGGTGATTTCTACTCGATAGCCGCCCTTGGTATAAGTGGCGGTTGTCTGTTCACTCTTCTTGTTAATCTTTAAATTCTCCATTTTCTAATCTAATTTAATGAATTAATATTCTTGTTATCTAATCTCTTCTTGTTGCAGTCTTCCTTATCTCCACTCAATCGCTGAACCTCTAATTCGAGGAAGACCACCCGAGCCTTCAACCTGCTGACCTCATCGCCCACCTGCTCGATAGCACCGAATGCCGTTGCAATCAGCTTCGGAGACCAGTAGTTGATTTTGTAGTAGCCCTTCTCGTCCGTCTCCACGATGTCCTTTAAGTGAGGGTTGCACAAGACGTGTTGGGCAATCCAACCGATAGACCTTGTGTTGTCCTTCTTCCAAGCGAAGCCATAAGTACCACCCATCGCCTTGATGATACCCAAGTAGTCCAGCTTCCGCAAATCCTGCTTCAAGCGGATGTCAGAAGATTGATAAGCTGTAACTCCACCTTTAGCAAGAATGCTATTAGGGAAGTAAGTATTCATATTATAATCAAAGTCATATATATGACCTGTATGACCCATAAATCTATCAGTAGGAAACGAATACTTAGTAAAAGCAAATATTCGTATTTTATTTATTACAGTATTACGTAATGCAGTAGTATTTTGGTTATGTGCAAACCTAAATCTAATATATCTATTATAATCACTTCCTAAACCATAACCTGCATTGCCTTCAGATATATTTATATAATTAATTTGATTCCATCCATTCAAATTTTTAGTATAACTTCTAACTACAGCACCACTATTATTTAGACATTCTACAGTACAAATAGTATCAATACCATTTGATATATCAACACTAGCAAAATAAACTTGAGAGTAACAATTGTTAGAGATTTCAAAAGTAACCATTAATTCATTCTTTTTTACTTGAGCTAATTTCTCAGTATCATTATTACCAGTGATAACATTATGACCTAAATAAATTTGATTTAAACCTGCATTATTAGCATATAGATTAAATTTAGCATCATTACTCATAGAATAATTAGTCCAACTATTACCGCTATCGTTAGAATATTGTACAGTTACTTGATTAACTTGTATACTATCTGTAATAGAAGTAATTCCAGAACATAAAGCATCAGCTGAAACATAACAACTAGTTCCTTTATTATTAACTTCATAATTTGTAGGTAATATACCTTTATTATTTATTAAACCGTTAACTGATAAATTACCAGCAATAACAGCATTTTTACTAACACTAATACTATCACAACTAATAACATCATTAACAGTAAGACTTTTAAACGTAGCACTACCTAATTGTCTTATGCTCCAATAACTACTATTTACTTGACTACACATGTCTTGAACTTTCACCCAATTACTATTATTAGCATTACCTAAATATAAATCACCACCACTACCTCCAATTCTAGCTGCAGGATCAGGAGTTATAGTTGTAATGCCTGGAAATTTAAGTGTACCATTACTTCTTTTATTAACATTATAATTAAATACAGTTCCATCGGCTATACCTAAATATATAGCATTAGCAACAGTATCATATTTAAGACCAGCCCAAGCACCATAGTCCCAGTTGGTTGCTCCAAAACGAATAGCAGCACCAGTATTAAATACTACTTGGTCTTTTATAGCTGATATACGAGCATGAGTATTTACATTATTATTTAATATTATAGCTCCGTTTTCAGAATCACTATTGTTTATATATATAGTTCCATTAACATTACCAGTACCATCAAAACTTTGACCCCATATAGTTCTAGGGGTTTGAAGTTTAGTAGCAGAAGCTACGTTACTATCCGTAAATGCTACTTTCTTTCTCCATACAATTTTGTCTCTATTTCCACCAAATACTTGGAAATTTGCAAAACCATAATCTACGGCAATACCCATGTGAGTATCACCTTGCCCGAATACCGCAATCGTTCCGTATGCGTTTATACCACAGGTATCTTTAGATGGTTTGAGAATACCAAGGTAGGAATTACTATAGTTTCTTCCTTCTCCAAACGCCCATGCTGAAAGTCCTGTCGTATTATCAGCAAGAGCATTCGCAGCAGAATTACCATAAACTCGCCATATTTCACTATTATTTATATATGGAAACTTAGCTGCGTGTATTCCATCAACAGTATCTGCATTACCAGCACTACTAGCATAATTAACACTAATATTTGAAACACTTTTAGTTGTTCCACCAACTGTTATACTAATTCCCTTATCAGAATTAGATAGAGCAGTAAGAAGTCCGTTAGCATGAATACCATCTAATTTATCAGAGTTACCTACAGAAACATTAGCAGGTTTTATAGCTCTAAGAGCTGAACCGTTAGCTTCCCAAGCTGTTAAATAAGTTGTAGAAGTTAATTCACCTGCCCAAGTAACATGAACACCATCAACCTTGTCAGCATTTGTAGCATAAGCACAACTTCCACTAGAAGTAATATAACCACTATCGTTTGTAAACTGACTCAACTTGGTAGGTCTTCCACTAACGTTACTCCAAGCTACAGAACTGGCACTTCCTGCACTACTTGCATAGTTAACAGACAAGCTAGATATAGCCTTGTGTCCACCACCACCAAGCAGTACATAACTATCATTTGAATTATCCTTCTTGAATCCAACTCCGTTCCAATATCCAGAGGTATCAAAAGAGCCAACTTTGCGTGAGTTCCACCCATTTTGTACATTTGAGAAGAAATCTATCGCAACATCATTGGCTACAATCATATTTTCATCTCCACCATACGTATGTTGTTTTAACGCCTCACTTGCAGATTCTCCTCCGCCAATAATAGTAAGTCCACCACCACCGATACATATACCATTGCCATACGTATCGGCATTGTTGTCCACAAACGTTATCATATCAAAAGTATTCTTAGAACCCTTGTAGCGGATATTACCAGTCATAGCTCCACCACTAAGCTTGAGGTATGTGTTAGCAGCATCAGCAGACTTCAAATAAGCACTAAGACTTTGGTGACTGGTGAGGAACGTTGCGCCTTTTGTAAATGTAATACCCTTTCCGCTTTTAGATACAGACGTGATAGCATTCCCACTTCCACTTGTTGTTATTGCATTTACATAACCATCGAGCGATTGGTGTGCGGTAAGGTAGTTTCCCTTCGGTTGATACAAGCTGGCAGCGTCAGTCTTAGTAAGGTAGCTCGCAAGGCTCTGATGTGAAGTCAAGAACGTTGTTCCCTTTGTCACGCTGATAGTCGTTCCACTCTTACTGATGGCTGTCACTGCGTTTCCACTACCGCTAACACTAACGTTCATAGCCGAGCCTCCTTCTAGGCTGGAGATACGAGAATCAAGAGCCTTGATGGAGTAGGCAGAGGCAATCTCACTCAGCGATTCTGATGTAAGCTTCAAGGCATTTGAATAACTCTTCACACTGCCGTTCAAGCCGCCACCACCCGTGGTAGATGCTCCTGCTCCGTATGCCGTGATACCACCTGTGGTATAGAGATTGCCATCAATTTTGATAGCCTTGTTTTTGGAATCATACGTGAGCTTAATGCCATGGAAGGAGATTGCGCCTTCGAATGTAGCATCGCCCGATACGCCAAGTTTGGAGAATGGAGCGTTTGGCTTCAAAGATACAAGGTCAGCAACGCTCGTTCCTGCACTTCCTTCCTTCCAAGTCGGCTCGAAGAAGGTGAGGTATGCGCCAAGATTCTTCTCACTGATGATAAACGATGTCGGGTCTGCGTGAACCTTTCCGCTCACATCCCACCAGATAGCACCATTGGCAAGATAACCCGAGCCGTCGAAGCGGATGAGGGAGGTTGCAGGGGTAAGATTTCCACTATTATAGTCCTTATCCACCATCTGACCGCCCCACCATGTTGCGATACTCTTCTTTCCTCTATTCGGGTCTATTGCTCCGTTGATACCGCTCTGAACGTTTCCGTCTCCGTCTCTCAGCGCAAGGAGCGTTGTCATTACAAGACCACCGTCAATATCTGTAGTCTGACCGAGCGCATCCTTGAGATACTTGTAACCTGCGAGGTCTGTGATATTCTGCTTCAAGTCACCATATATCTTGCTAGTGATATAGGCATTAGCCAAACCAAGTTTGTCATAGAATGCGCTGTATGCGGACTGAAAGTTGGTGAACTTCGTTCCCACGGCAGAGACGATAGCAGCCTTGCCGTTAGTATCAGCCTTATTGTAATTTGTAGATATATCTGAGAGATACGTAACGAGTTCCGTCTTGGCAGTAGAGAGAGTAGTGAAAGCAGTATTAAGGTCGGTGAGTTCTTTTGTACTCTTTAACACCTCTGCTCCCTTCACTTCATTGTACGACTTCTCGGCAGCTGCGAAAGCATCTTCAAGTCGCTTGGAATCCTGCGCCATTGCAGCAATCTCAGAAGGCTCTAGGTAGCCATCTTTGACGTAGCTGTCGAACGTCTTTTTGTTTTCGGTAACAGTCGTTCCGAGGGCGTTCAAGTTGCTCTGTGTCGTCTTAATCTCTTCTTGCGCCTTCTCAGCAGCTTTCTTGGCTTCCTCTGCCTTCGTGTCATCGGTATACTTGCTAGCCAATTTCCAATCGGCAATATCGAACTTTTCGCCTTCTGCCTTGGCGGTGGAACACTTCAAGATTTCGTTCTTGTAAGTGCTACCATCGTTCGGATAGGTTGCGTTCACCCACATATCGTTCACATCGTATGGTGGAACTGGCTGAGAGCCGAAGATGCGTCTCTTGGTGTTGGCGGTAGCTTGCGCTCCATTAGCCTTCTTATCCGCAGCGGCTGCATCTTTGAGTGCTTGGCTTGAATCTTTGAGTGCCTTGGTCAGCTCCGTATCTGTGATGATAATCCACTCATAGGTAGAGCCATCCTTGGCAAAGCGGTATGCCTTGCCCGTCTTGTTGTCATAGTAAAGGTCGCCAAGATGGGTTTTCTTATCATTGTCGGTAGCCCACCCAATGGCAGGGGCGTTGGATAGGGTAGGAACGCCGTCATAGAACCAAGTCTCAATAGCTCCGTCTATCTGGTTTTGAAGGTCGATAATCGTCTGCGATTTCTTGATAATGGTCTCAACGGCATTCTTATCCAAACTCTTGTCTGCGATGTACTTATCCAAGGTCTTTCCATCGTAGGTGGACTTTATATCCAAGTCTCCCTTGATGGTAACTTTCTTCGTCTCGCTATCAAACTTGACATAGGATTCACCCTCGTAGTTATTGGCACTAGTAGGTCTGTCTCCGAAGTACATATCTCCGTAGACATGGAAGAAAGCCTTGCCTGTAGAATGGTTTACACCATAGTCAACATATTCCTTGTTATTGAAAGTATAACCATTCACTCCGTGATAGAGCGTTATGCACGGGGAATAGGTGTCAACGGCAGAGAATACCAAGCAACTTTGCCTTGTGATGTCCGTTCTATTACCGCACTGATTCAGAATGTCATCAACCATAGGCTCATCGCTGGCTGCGTCCTTGTCGATGTCCGACAAGTCCACGTAGTGATATTTCTTGCCATCTATCTCAACGGTTTCTGTAGACACACCGATGACTAGTCGCCAATAGTAGTGATTGCCGACATTGTGAAATTTCCCTTGTGTGAGGTTGAAACTCTTGCTCCTTGCTTGGTCTCCAACCTTCCATTTATTCTCCACCTTTGAGCCATCTTGCTCACCAAGGAAGTAGCATCTGTAAGCCTTCTGACTAACACCATCATAGGTAACATTCACCTCTTCAACCTTCAATATTCGGTTACTGCCTACTGGGGTAATGAACAATTCACCACCCAAGGTGTCCGTATGCAATATCTCCAAGGTCTCGAAGATAGCCTTCATCCTAACATTAAGGTAGTCGGTCGTCAGATGACTTCTGAAAAGCTCGTCTAAAGACCAATCGCCCCCACTTAAAGCCGAATAGTCCCCAACTTGAAGCCCTCGCAAGAACTTAATCAAGAAGTTTGCCGCATCCGTCTTATCCTTATGAAGATAGGAGTTTTCAACCCTCTTGGCTGAAAATACATTGAAGTCTGTAGGTTGAACAGTTGTGTCATAGCTCTTAATGATATAGATACTATTTCCACTACCTCCCTTATTGAGATAGCTTTGCCCATTGAAAACAAGTTCCTCAATCTGTGAGGACATCGCATTGAGCCTAGAGTAAGCTGGTTTCTCACCTACAGTATACTTTACGCTATCAAAGGGAACGTCAAGATGTAACTCATAGCCGATAATTCTAGATGCTCTAAAGCTCATATCATATCCCTTGTTGAATAGGTTCACCCTATCGCCCTCAAAATGAAATTGTCCCTTGCCGTCATTGTATGAGTAATCAGACGCAGCCGTGCAAGTATAGGTCGTAGGGTCTATCATTGACTTCTTCAAGTTCTTGATGGCATCGGTCAAGAGCTCGTTGGCGGAAGATGTCACCAAGGTATTGCCCAACTTCGTTGAGTCCCAATTGTAGAGTACAAAGGTATCTCCGTCTTTCGGATGCAGAACCGTGTCTGGCAAGAATCGTCCGTAGTCCTCGTTTGCAACAATCTCAAAGACCTGTGCCGCTGGATTTATCTGTTCCTTGCCATCCTTCAGTATAGGGCTACCATTAGCATCTCTCAAAATCTCGGACTCACCATCGGGATTGAACTGACACTCGAAATCCATTCCATTCAACGAACCACTTTGGAAGATAATATGCAAGGTCTTTCCACTGAGGATGTAGGAACTTCTGAAAGCCATGTCCCCTGTCTTGTTTCCGTCTGCGTCTACGATGGTCAGTCCCTTTACTCGATAGAAAGTCCTCTTGATATAGTCGCCCTCCTCGGGTGTGCTCTCGTCCTCAACATCCTTCTCATAATAGGTAACATTAGAAGTCTTGATTAAGTTCCTTGGATAAATGTCATCATTGGTGGTAACGCCCTCTACATACTCGTCTTCGATAAGTCCCTTGACTTGCAAGCAGCCATTCTTCAACTCAAAGCCGTTATCTTCCAAGAGTTTCTTGTTCTCAGCGGAGCACTCTTCTAAAGTAGGGAGCATAAGCCTCTTCTCCACCACTCCGTTCTTTGTAACGTCAGCGGAAGAGTTCTGCTTATATCCACTAGGTAAGTTCCTAGCCGCTCCAAAGGCATATACCCTGTTGGCATAGCTTGCTTGGCTCTGCGAGCTTGACATTGAAACAATGTTTTCGCCATCCTTGAAGTCTACAACCTCATTGGTATTCTCGCAAGTACCAAAATGCACGAGGTTTCCCTCTACCCACCATTCGCACTCAAAGGTCTGTGCGATATTAGCGATAGCATCAAGAATGCTAGAATTGGAATAGGTGATTACCTTGGACTTAGTACTGTCAACGCTAGCATCCACCACGAATGTGTAATCGCTACCTTTTCCCGTGTAATTCGGGTCATAGAGATACGACTTGCTAGCCTTAGCCAAGAAATCCAAGTTATCCTTGATGATGTTTGCATGTGTAATGATATTCGATGTAAGCGTGAATGTGCCCTCTGGAGAACCAGAGTTAGGCATATATTTCAGTCTCTTGTTCTTCCATTTCCTATAGTAAGCATCAAACTCCAACTCATAGGAATATCCAAGAGTGCCATCGTCCTTTGGCTTTACGTTATCAACCAACTCAAACCTTCCATAGTCAGTAACGATGAAATCTCCCATCTTGAAGTATATCGCACTGCCAAGCTTAAAGGATAGCTTGCAATAGTGGGACTGCATCAACTCGAAGTGCACCAACGCATCCTCCGTTACGGGAACGGAGCACCTTACGTGTACGTCTCCCTTTGTGTCGTAATACTTAACCTCTATATCCTTGTATGTCCTCATTGTAAATCCTCAAATTCCTTCATGTTAAACTTCTCCATATCATCGCTTGTGAGCGCACCCCTGTTCTTCGGGTCATACTCAACGAACTTAATGCTCTTCTTCCCGATAGCTCCTCCCTTTCCTCGGGAATAGCTAGTGGACTTCCTAGAGCAGAAGAGCCTGTAAATGTCAGACTTGGAAGACGGAACTTGTATAGTTACGAATCCATTATCCATCAGCGCATCGAAAGCCGCCAACCTCTTGTTATAGTCATTGTGGTCTCTGCCTACAATCGTAAACTCCAAGGTTACGTTCCGCTCCGCCTTCTTCGGTCGTATCAGTATGACCCTCGTTCCGTCCTCTGTGCGCACGGAGTTGGTGATGTAGTCCTTGTTGTCAGCATCCGCTTCCAAGGCATCAAGAAAACCGCTGCCCATCTTGATACGATAGGTAGCCCATGCGTCTTGTCCGTTTATGATAAGTTCATTCGTGTTCATGCCAACAAAGTTAAAAACAAAATGAGGAATAATATTATATTATTATCATAATGCTTTCACTTAAAATTTAAGTGCAAAAAGGGCGCAAATCCTAAAAGGAAATGCGCCCAAAAACAATAAGCTTTTAAAATTATGAAGTTGTGTTTTCGTTTCCCTTTACCTTTGCAGCTAACGCTACTTTATCTTCTGCATCCTTGCGTATCTTTTCAATTTCTTCAGCAGGAGCGTCAGTTAGAGCCAGCATTTGTACAGCAGTCTCTAAAGAAAGTACGCCTTGATTATATAGTTCCGCTATTACTTTCCACTTATCCTTTTTGTCATCCTCGAAAGGTTCGGCAAAATCGAATTCGACCTCCAACTTATCCAACTTGCTTCTCATCTCAGGATATAGTTCCTTCATTACGGCTATAATCACATGCGATAATCTACCGACAAGTTCTTCATAGATTTCCATTCGGTTCGCTCGCTTGATGTAACCCAATACCAACGCTCGTTTTATGCCGACACTAGTAAGCGTACTCATAGCTTTCATTAGTTCCGGTGACATATCCGGTGTAAACGTATCAAACAATATAGACTGAGCCAAGTCTTCTTTCTCTGCCTTGCGGATTTCGGAATTCTGAGGTGGGTTGATATATTCAAACCTAGAGTTCTTGCCTGTAAGTTGTATGAGTTTACCTGGCTCGTTCCGCTTAGGGATTGATTGTATCACGTCAGCAGTAGCAGCGGCAATAGGGTCAGCAAAGTAGTTGTTAGTATCTCCAATCTTGGAATCAAGCATCTCTTCACGTTCCATTCTTGGCTCTGCACCATCCCATGCTTTAGGTTGGCGAAAGTAGATGCCGTTAATCTTTCCTGTCGGATTAGGATACTTATACACTTTCCACCCAAAGCCACCACGTTCACAATGATAGTTAAAAACGGATGTCAATATATCCCAACATTCGATAGTCTTTGACTCTCGCTTTAAGGAATAGCCTACAGCAAAAGCAAGCATGTTTCCGTATTGGTCAAACAACTCTCTCATCTTATGTCCCTTTGAGCGAGCTGCAACATACACATCAACATGCATCTTTCCGTTTTTTTGCGAAAAATTAAAAACAAAACCGCTTTCGGTTTCTGCTCCGGCAAGTCGCTTGCATTGACGTAGCTTGGTATTGAAGTATATATCCTTCAAGTATTTTTTATATAGTTCAAAGGCTTCATCGTCACCTTCAGTCTTCTTCCACATAATCGGATTGCCTAACAAGAAGAACAATTCTACCTCATTTATGTATCTTTGTCTTGTTCTTGCCAACTTCTCCGTCCTGTATGGCTTCTCTCCCTTTACCCATTTATCTTCACGGCTCATCACCTTATGGGTTTGTGGATTATATTCCGAAATGGCATTATCCACATCGAAATCATGTTGTTCCATCATATTTACGACAGAATCAACATCATTATCTTCCAAACGTTCGAAGATGCTTCTCTCCACACCCAATGCATTGAGCGTGAGGTTTCGAAAATATGTCTTTATCTGAATAATTGAATCTACAAACATCCTTATAACTTTTTGAAGCAAAGGTAATAATAAACAGGGTTTCTACATACTTTAATTTACGTATGCCTTTCACTTAGTTTTTAAGTGAATAAAAAAGACTATTTACTAAAGAATCTATTTTTATTTAGTAAACAATCTTTTTTATTTACATATGACTTTTATCTACCCTTATAGCATACTTACACTAACAATCTAATAATTAAACACTTGTATTTTTATTACAAAAGTAATTATATTTGTCATTTAGTACACTCCTAAGTCTGATTTAGATGCTTTTCTTGGCTTCATCACTTTACCGAGCAATACGGCAAGAATATAATACCTAGCAGCATCTATCAAATGGTTATCATGGTCTTCGGGAACATTGATGTAATTACCATCCTTATCCTTTGACCACACATATTTACGGAACTCGCTCTGTAAATGGACTGATTGCTTAGTTGTGAAGATTTCGAATGTCTGCATCTTGTCAATACCAGCCAATATAGAGCCAGCACCCTTTTGTGCTCCATATATAACTATTCCACCAAGAGCTACCTCATCTATAAGTCTAGGGTCAGCACTATCTGCATACACAAACAAGCCTTCGTCCGCATAAGGGCGCAAGAATCTTATGATGTCGCTAGATAGCATTTCCGTTCTATAGCAAAGTTCCTCTATGTATAGGCGTTTGTCTACGATGCCACACTTCACAATAGCAGTATAGTCTTTCGAATATCCCCAGTCTACTCCGATGGCTACTTTCCTTGCGTTGCTAGGGAACTTGTCAACGATGCCTACATGCTTGAATATTGCACCCTCAGATACGTCAGACCATCTACCTATCATTATATGAGCATATTTCTCCGGTTCATTCTCCTTCATCTCTAATACCTCATTAAGGAACTCAGGTGAAAGATGCTTTATATTATCAAGATAGGTCGTATGTATATGAAGTACTCTAGGGTCTGTACTGATCTGGACGGGAACGCCATCAAAATACACCTCTTTATGTGTCTTTTCGATGAAACGCTTATATACCCAATGATTTGAATCACAAGGGTTCATAATGATTATTACTCGGTTGTGCAAGCCTTTCTGACGGATTGAAAGCATGATGCGCTCAAAATCCTCCTCACTCGTCCATTCCTCAGCCTCATCAACGACAAACGTAGTCACACCATGAATAGACTTTAACTTCGCAGTCTGATTACCGCTAGCCGTATGAATACCACGGAACATGATTTCAGCTCCCGTCATTTTGTTGACCATATCCGTCTTTGTGTTCTTGAAATAATCCTGTGTGCCATCTATCTCTATTTTCTCTTTAACCTCTGGAATTACGGAAATAGCGGCACTCACCATTGTATAACGTGTATAAAGAATCTTATGTGCTATCTTTCTTTCTGCATTGTATTCAAAAGTAAGTCTTTCGATAAACTGAGAAGCAGAGAAACTTTTTCCTGACGCACGGCTTCCTGTTATAAGGTAAATGAAATGCGTCTTGTCATTATATAACGGATAATAAACGGAATGTGTTTTTGCCATTATTCACCCTCCCCTTGCTCTTCTGCTTCCTGCTCAATCTCTCTTTCTATCCACTTGTTGACGGATATACCTTTCTTAGGGTCAAAAGGAATGCCCTTTTCCTCTTCATCCTTCTTACCTCTCTGTATCTCTCTCCAAGTCATATCGTAATGGAATAACCAAGTAGAAAGAGCTTGTACGTTAGGTGGGGTCTCCTGCTCGGTTTCTCTAGTTTCCACTACTATATCATCTGTCATAACTCCATCTACAACCATATGTCTTTTGGTGGTTGTCTTGCCTTTTACCTTGACACCTCCAAGGGCGCATTTAAGGAATCTTCCACGCACGATTGCATTGATAAACTCTCTGCCACGCACGAGGGATTGAGTTATCCTTTCGCCTCTTTCCGCATTTTCGTCTTCATTCCAATTCTCGTATTTTCCGTTTTTCATTCGGTTGAAGACCTGTGGATTTAGGTCAACCCCAAACTTCAAACCAAGGGCGTAGGCAATTTCAGAATCCTTCTGACCTTGCTTTGCAAGCTGTTCTATCTCATCGTAGAAAGCATCGCCATTGTAATCAAATTTCGGTTTTGCCATTTTCTTGTATTTATTATTGTTTCGCTATATATTGGGCAGATGGGATTTATACCTTGCCTCTAATTTTGTTATACATATAGATAGGAACGGCTAGTAAGAACATCGGTATTGCCAATATCATAGTTATAGCCAAGTTCGCAATCTTCATTATTCTTTTCTTGTTCTCCTTCATAATCTTTCGATATTTATGAGTTGACCAATTGTCCTACCTTGTTTATCAAAGGAGTAAAGAGACACGACACCCACATATTGAATGCGTTCTTTCTCCTCTTGCCAAGAAACATAGAAACAATCATAAATGGAATGAGCATACCTATTGTTATTGCCGCTATTATGTACCCTAGTAATATTCTTATAATCTTTTTCATTGCTTATTCGTTTATATTCGTTTTGCTACTTTCATAAGCATTTCTCCCTTGATTACCTTGTCGGTTTCGATAAAGCCAAAGGTGCTCATAAAACGTTCCTTGTTCTCTATATTATCAAAGGAAAGCATGACGTAAGACTCGGCTTCTAAAGCTTTTTCCGCTGCCTTGGTATTTACCTCTTTCTTTACCTGTTGCATACGTTCTTTATTCGCTTGATATTGAGCCTCTTGCTGCTGATTGGCTATAATTTGATTTTGTTCTATCTGTCGTCTCTGCTCTTCTTGCTCATCCTTTGATACTGGTTCTTTTCTGTTTTCGCTTTCTTGGGCAAATGGGTCTAGTAAGGAATTGAGTTCTTTGCCTAACTCGTCTTCGCCTTCAGTCTTTACCATTGCATCATAGCCGAACAGGGACAGGTCTTCTTCCGTTAATCCGGCATCCATATAGTTTATGTCCGGCAGTAATTCACGGACTTTCATGTCATCCCATTCTCCATGAGCATTCTCGGAATTAAGCATGAAGTTCAGTTCAACTTCGGTCTTGTAATCCACATTTACAGCCTCAGCCAAAAGAGTATAATCCTTTTCGGGATAGCCCATAATCTCATCCATGATGGTTACTTTTTGGTTGCCGCCTACGATGGTCATTGTTGGCTTATTGACGGTTATACCACCAACAACGCCAAATTTTCTTATGGAACGTTTCAATGTAGCTTTCTGCTGCGGTGAAATCTTCCTTGGATTATATGGTGCTATCTGCACTTCGGAGCGTTTGAACTCTTCTTGCTTGCCTGTGAAATAATCTCTTGGTTTCGTCATCTTATCAACTCATTGTTTCTTGCAAAGGTATGAATAATAATTGTTTAAGAGAAATGTTTACTTGCGTGTCTTTTCACTTTGTCTTTTAAGTGAAATAACATATCGCAGCAATATATTAATTGGCTTGCATTTTGGTTAATTTTGCACAAAAAAGATATGGGAGACGTTGGTAATAATGGGGCATATGCTAGGCTGAGAGCACAAGCTACCTCTATGCGGAGAAAAGCCGAGTCGGTTGGTAACAAGCTACAAGCTATAGCTGAAGGTATAGCTAAGAAGTATGGAGCAAGGGTCACTCCTATCAATTACAAGAGTGTTGACTCTATTGTACGCAAGGCTAAGGGCGAGGCTAATGGTATTAAAGACATTAAGGACTCGTACAGAACAACTATCATCGCAGATAAAGGGTCAATACCGAAAATAATAAAAGACCTTAAAGGCAAATACAAGGGCTTTGAGTTCGTTAGACTCAAGGAACAGAAACTGGATACTGGCTATTCAGGAAACATCATCAATATCCGGAACAAGAAAACCGGACTTATTGGTGAAATACAAGTTAACACCGCCAAGATGATTTACGCCAAAGAGAATTACTCGATAGCCTACAAGCTGTTGGGTGGGAAGACCATGCGAGAAATCTATAAAGAGACCAAGAAACCATCCGGTTGGGGACATGCATTATATGAGCAAAGTAGAACCGCCAAGAGTAACGGAGGTAAGAAGCAAAGGTCGGTATCTATGCAACAAGCTTACTATGCAACATTTCAATAATTAATATATTTAAATTTCAAGTAATAAACATTAATTTGTTTGCAAGTTTAATATATTTTTTATATCTTTGCATTGTAATAAGGAGATAAAGACTATGAACAATAAAGATAAGAACAAAATCAGCCACCTCCTTAAAAACGGAGAGTCGGTTTATGTTTACTATTGGGAGGATGACATCGTTGTCCGTTATCAATATGTAAATAAAGAACTTATGTGTTACCCTAAAGGTAAAGGGCGTAAGCCAAAAGAGTTCAAGTTTAATGAGAACACCTATGCACAAGATGCTCTTGAGTTAGGTGAGTTAATAACGAAAGAAGAATATGAAAGATTCTGAAATGATAGAATTGTGCCTTGGTATCGCTTGCAAGGCGCACAAAGGACAGATTGATAAGGTTGGATTGCCTGTTATATTACACCCTATCCATGTTGGAGAAATGGGTAATAGTACCGAAGAGATTTGTGTCGGATTTCTCCATGATACGATTGAAGATACGGATATGACCTACGACAAGCTGTTATCACTAGGTGTTAGAAAAGACATTGCCGATAGTGTATGTGTCCTAACCCACAAGAAAGGTGTTCCGTATTTTGACTACATACAATCAATCATTGACTCAAAAGATATGGTTGCAATACAAGTCAAAATCAACGACCTGCATCACAACCTATCGAGAGCTAAGAAGTACGGATTTCAAAAGCAATATGAAAAATGTACTACGGCATTGTCAATGATGGGAAGGTTCTTCCCACATGAAGAGGGACAATACTACCCATCGTTCGAATATATTCCTTAAGATGTACGCTTACGTGTTAAATTCCATCCGTATTTCTTTGCGTATTCTTTCATAACTTGATATTGCGCACCAACATTACCTCTATCATTAGCTTCCGTGACACGTTTCTGTATTTCGTTTGCTTCACGATTATAACTAGACACATCACTTGCACTAGGGACTTTTCCTCCTTTCGTAAAACTAGAACGCTTTCTGTTTAAAGCTAGCACTTTCTCGTTTATTCGATTTCGTATTCCGCTCTTTGAAAGATACTCTGTCTGTTTTTGCTGAAGGGTTCGTCTCCATTGCGAATTTTTCTTACCAAAAACATCCCATGCATCCGATTCTGAAAGTCCCCACCCTTTACTTGGTCTCTTCAAAGAATACGTATAATTCTTTGTAACTGCTCGAATCTCGGAAGCGTTATGTGCTATAGTTGTAAAAATGTCAGCTCCGGACAAAATTGTGCCAACTCTTCCAGCTATAGTATCTCCAATACCTCTATTAGGATGGTTGTGAGTAATGATGGCATCTTTGTAGTTATAGCCAAAAGGTAATTGCGTACTATGTGCCTTTCCTGTTTGGGAATGCGCTATTTCTTTTCCGTCCTTATTAAAGGCATAAATACGTTCCGTCTTTAGCTTTCTAATCTTAGCTTCAGTGTCAGACAAAGCCGCATCCAACCCACGGCTATGTCCGGCATTGATTTGCCTATCCGCTCTTTCGCCTCGTTGAGGTCTGCCTCTATATCCTCTATCTGCCATATATAAATCTCCTTTTTTATTTTGCAAAGATACAAAATTTGCAAGGGAGTACCTACATATCAAAGGTTTACAACTTCACTTATCTATATTGTGCAATCATTCTTAATCTTTGTTGTATTTAACCTCAACACCAATCATCGTTTGTTTCACAAAAACCGCCTTACAAGACAACAACTTTCCATTCTTAGAGAATTCTTTATCCTTGTACCTAATATCATATTTGCCGATATGATAATCGTAGCAAGCATCAATACAGCTCTCTACAAGCTCCTTCTCTGCTTCGAAATATGGCATTTCCTTCTTGCTCACTTTCGCAAGCCACCCACCACCTTGTATTAGGTCGAATATTCTTGAATACCCATCACGCAAGCCATTGCAATATGCGGCATAAAACTGCACTTTCTGAAGAGGAACTTTTGTACCTTGTTCCAACAACTTGACAGCCAACGCCCTAGCCTCATCATCTTGGCTCTGCTCTAGTATCTTCATTGCATGGTTTACAACTCTTCTTTCCTGTTCCGTCATATTATTTAGAATTTAAGTTTTTCAGAAAGCCCAATCTACCTTCTACTTGTGTAAAGGTGTCGTCCAACTCATCGTCACTCATAGAGGAATAGAAAGTATAACTGCATGGACGCATAGTAAATCCATCAATCAAGAAGACAGAGAACCACATAATTCGCTTTACACTACATTGTTTCAGATTAACTTCTAATGCTCCTTGATCTACTTTTACGACAATATTATTGGTTGATTTAATGCTTAACGCCTTACCTAAAACATCATTATATACTTCATTCATTACTCTTCTCTTTAAATCCTACATATCTCTTCATTTCACTATAAGCTCTCTTCATAGCCTCAGCCGGAGAAAGATTATACTTTTTCTCAATATCGCTTGTTATATCCGCAAGATGCTTTCCAAACAACTCTTCAATATAACAGTCATCTTTCATCCGCTGAATACCCCTTGCATATATCTTAGCCTTATCCATGCCCCATTCCAATCCCATTTCGTGAATAAATTCATCCAATTGCATAAGGCTTTTCTTTCCGAAGTTTCGGAATTTTATCATATCGAGCTTGGAATATTGTACCAAGTCTCCAATAGTATCTATGTCGGCTGCCTTTGTCACATTAAGGACACGAACCGGTAAATTACAATTAACTAATCTGATGGAGAACAATGAAGGGGGAACATCTTCAGGTTGTTCTTCTTCTTTTTCACCCTCTTGCATAATAAACTGCATTTTTACATTCTTAATTTCCTCTTTCAAGGAATTGTTCTCCATCTTCAAGTCTACAAGTTCTTCAATCGCATAGTTGAACTTCCGGATAGCCTTAATAACAATCTGGCGCACCCTTTCTCTTGAAAGTTCAAAATTATCGGCTATATCACTAATTCGGTCTCCATTGAAAAATGCTTGCATAATCTTTTTCTCTCGTAATCCGTATTGTGCCGTTAACTCCAATAACATACAAAGTGAACTACCTATTTTGTCATAGCTGAAAGAAGAAACGTTCAACGCATCATGCATTAACATTTGTATCTTAGCATTTACCTTGCGCTCACTTGCCAACAACTCTTTCCGCTCTCTTTCAAGTAAATCCTCTGAGACAGATAACATCTTGTATTTCTCGGAATACTTCTTAACATCATCGGCATTCACCCAAAAGCGTTTACTGCTTTTATCATTGTAGCCTCCAAGCAAGCCCTTGTTAACCCAGTTCGTAATCGTCTGAGGGTCAACACCTAAATAAGCAGCGGCATCATTTCTTGTCATTCTCTCCATACGAAACCCTTTCTTTTATTTTTTGTTCTTAAAATATTCACCATAGGCATTAACCAAATCTTTTTCAGTAATACCTCTTCTCAAACAATCATTAGCGAAATCTACTCGTACATTATCATTCCTTTGAACTTTATTGTATCGTTCTGAATACTCTTCAATTAAGTCCGCAACAACCATATACGCTTTAATTTGGGAGGTTTTAAGCATGTCAACACTAACAAAAGTCTTGCATATATTGATACCTCGCCTTTTGTCAATCTTTTGCAGATAAAGCCCCATACTTGTAGCAACAACCTTACTTGTATCATTCTTATAAATAAGTACCGTATAGCCTACTTCTCTTTCGATGTGAGCAAGCACCCTATTAATTGGCATGTTCTCTATTCCCAATGCTCGCTCGGCATATCTCCGCAAGAAATGAGGCGTATAACTGAACTGCTCTGCACTATTCTCTTCGTCCAACAAGGAAGTAGCACATACGTAATCATTCGTTTCCTTGCAATAGATAAACATGTCAAAATAGAATTGTCTTATGTTCCCTCTATCTACAAACACGCATACTTTGTACTCGGTAGCGTCTTTCGTCTTGAAATCATAACACTGAGTTGTGTATCGTCCCATTCCCTTACGAAGCTCACGGATGAGTTTCTTTGCTTTTTCGATAGCAAACTTTTCTAGCATAGGCTTATCCTTCTTGAATATATCAAAGAGTTCACGCCCTGTCATTGAACCTATAATCATTCTCTACCCTCCTCTTTTTCGTTCAATTCGCTAGTAAAAGAACTTTTTAATCCATCGTATTGCTTTACCACCTGTTCCAAAGCCTTATTCTTCTCACGCAACTCATCACGCTCTAAGAGTAACTTTCTGTACTTCTCTAACTCATATCTAACTTCTTTCGAGTGAAGCCTCTGTAGCTGATTGTTGAGTTCATTAAGTCTGTAGCCTTGTTCACGTGTTTTCTTACGAAGATGACATAATTCTTCTTGCATTTTTGAATAATTCTTCAATACCCTAAGAGTTATTCGCTCTTCGGGTATATCCTTATTCACATCATTCTTTCTTGCCTTACTCATAACTAAAACTCCTTGTCCTTTAAAAATAAAACGCTCCCAACCAAACAACAAATACCTTTCCAGCCAAGCCTCTTCGCTTGTATTGTAGCCAAAGTATTTATAGGTTTATGTTTGAGAAGTCCATCTTCATCGCACAATAATATGTTATTATCATCAAGATGAACCAACTCGACATAACCACCAACTAAAGCCTGAGCCTCCTCTAAAGAAATCTTTTCTCCATTCTTTGGCTGCACCTCTTTGACGATGCAGCCTACCTCGTATAACTTCATGCTCTATAAATTTAAATAAGACATCATATCTTGAACGGCATCCATATCGTGCTCAATACTCTGCTCATATTTGCTTTTAAGGCTTTTATAGCCCTCTAATATCGTAAAGCAATAATGTTTACCATCAAAGTAAAAAGGCAACTCATTGCAATTCTTCTTGTTTGCTGTGAAATTATAAGGACTCCCATGTTGAAAATCAAACTCGAAAGAATTGTTATCGTCCTTACATCGCTCTACTATCTTACTTCTCCATTCTGCAATATGCGCTTGCATCTTTTTCTTATCGTTAGATGTTTCTAACCATAATGTAGATAACGTAGTCCCCAATATCTCCAACCTAATGACATAAACGTTATTTGTAGCCACTGGCTTCAAAGCTTTCAATGCTTCATCCAAAGCAATAGCCAAAGCTCCACTCTTGCAATTATTTGCCCTAAATTGGCTTATTACTCTATATGCAGTATTCTTATCCATAATCTCAAAGTTTTAAATTTCAACACCAAAATTTTCTGCAAATATCTGAAGCATTGTCAGCTCCAAAATAACTTTCTCTGCCTCGTCTTCACTCATACCATAGCATACTGCAAAACGCTGACGTAACGTGGCGCAATCCATATCGTGACGCTCATTTAAGAAAGCTATCATATTTCTTACTAATTCTTTGCTATTCATTCTCTTAGACAGTTTTTGCGGTGTGTCTCACCTTTTTTTATTATTTATACTTTTCAATTGTATTAAAGACATTATCTAAAGCCTCATCGCAATATGCCGTACTAGTTACACATGCGCCTCTAGAAATCGCCTTGTAACAATCCCTAAGACCAAGCAAACCACCAATAAGCTTAGATGCATCATAGCAAGTAAACTTATTCAAGTCCAATGCATCAATAGCATTAATACCATTTTCTGTAATAACACCTTTAATATCATTGATGAACTTCTTCTGCTTTTCGGTAATCATCTTCATAACAATTGTACTAGTTTTTAATGTGCTCGCTCTGCACTATCTTGCAAGAAACTTGTCTTGCGACAAATCTTCAAGTATCTCTTAAAGACATTGCAAAGATACGAATTTGCTTTCTAATTTGCAAACGTTTTATGGTTTTTCTTTCTTTATTTAACTTTCATTTGTATTTAAGAATATATTTATTACATACGTTAATAATAAAGGCAGACTTTCACAAGCCTGCCAATACATATAAAGAAGATAATACATTATTATATATAAATTAAAAAGAACATTATCTGTTATCATACCTATAAAGTATTACCCTACTTTGCGGAAACACCTTATATATACGTTCTAAGTCTTCTGGTGCATTATCCCTTAGCCATACAAAACAATCCAAGTCCAAAGACAAACCGCCTGACGCATTCCCAACCTCTGCATTCTCGGAGCGCAATGCTCTGGAGTACATTATCGGCTTAGGCAGATGCCGATGTTTCATATATTGCAAGATTTGCTTTTGAGTAAAATCAGCAAGAGGATAACAATTTCCACCATGAATGTAATTTTCATCCTCATACGACTTCAACATAAGGCTTCGGTTCATCGAGTCTGCTTTCTTCATACCAAAGAATACGTATTCTATTCCGAAACGCTTTTTTAAGGCTTTTACTACCATAGAAAGATTAAGAACCTTTACTTTTGGATTCGGAACGCAATAAACTCCATAATGAAGATTGTATGTTGTATTCCAATGTGGTATCTGCTCGAACTCTATCTTCGGGTATCTAGCCTTCAGCCAGTTTATCCATCGTTGTATATGCTCTAAGTCTTTTACGAGATACATAAATACACATACTATGCGCTCAAACTTATCATATAATAAGTCCAATGTAACAATGGAGTCCTTGCCAAGAGACATCATAACGATACAATCCTTACTCTGTTCCCTAGCCATATCAATTACCATATTGGCAACATCTATGGGATTCTTCCTCACTACAAGAGGCTTTACTCGCTTGCGTCCCATATTACAACAAACTTAAAATCTGGCTTCCTGAAATACGCATAGAGTTTGTAGCTTCCATTTGCAACATTTCACAGAAAAGCCGTTTTTGCTCAAAACTTTCGAAATCAATGAAAATGAAGTTATCAATATCTTCCGTTCTTTTCTTTCCGACATCAGTACAATGCTGTTTCTGATCCTTGACATCTTCCTTTGTCATCTTTGGCTTAGCTGCGTGCTCGGCTACAATCTCTTCAGATGTTTTTTCGATGTTGGGTAATTCGGTCATTGGCGTTGGGGTAGTAACTGAAATTATAGGTTCATTCAAGAAATCCTCGCTAAAGTCATCCATGCCCGAATCCTTCAATGATGCTTCCAAATCATCTTGCAACATCTTGATTTGTTCAGTATCCTGTTCCGTGAAACCAGCAGCCTTGAAGTCTATTTCATCTATGCTAAAGTTCTTGGCAACCAAGTTGTAATCTATCGGGTCTTGCGACTTCGCCATAAACAACAATTGCTCTTTCTCGGTCTTTTCGTCAAAATCAACGGCTTCTACCTTGATGTCATAATCAGTTTCGGGAGTACCATCATAACCTTGGATAAGGTCAACGCTCATCACTCGTTTATGCCCATCTATGAGATTTCCAGTTGTCTCATTCCATTGAATACCCCCAATGAGACCAACTTTCTTAATATTGGCTTTTTGCTGTTTAATGTCCGCATCGGTATGTACCTTCGGGTTGCAAGGGTTCAAGTTTATTTGAGACCTCTTGATTATCTTTGTTTCACTTCCTTTTTTCATTTCAGTTCCTCCTTGTTTTTATCAGCTTTCAACAGAACTATCCTTGCCATTGGGAATACCTTGTATATTTTCTCTAAATCTGCCGGATAAAACTCTTTGAGAAATTTCTGATACTCAATATCCTCAACATCAACTCCTGAACTTTGTTTATTCGTTCCATTTGCTTCTGGGTTCTTTAAACGATGGTCAAGAATATAATTCATTATTTCCTGGTTTTTATATGTAGATAAAGGATAGAATTTCTTCGTCTTCCAATTGATAGCTTCCTTTCCATCCGTATAACTTCTAAGCATAAGCCGTCTGTTCAAAGAATCGGATTGTTTAAATCCATAACAAGCCCACTCTACACCAAGTCTCTTCCTGAGTTTTTCGGTTATATCAGCTAAAGTCCATTGTCTTTGCTTAGGGTCTTGTTTTATTCCCATATATCCGGTTTTTATATCATAAAATAAAGCATAATGAGGAACTTGAACAAACTCAATGTCCGGGTACTTGGTTTTAGCGTAATTATAGTAACGCATAATATGTTCCAAGTCTTTTACTATATACATGAATACTACCACAACTCTCTTGAACTTCTTGTAGCATAAGTCAAGCAATACGATAGAATCCTTTCCACTCAGAGAATGGAAAAGTAATATACTATCTGTCTCCTTGGAAACATCATCAATGATTTCTCTTGCTCTTTTTAGTTCTTGCATACATTATTCTCCTTAAAAACAAGGGGTGAATGAAAGTTAATTCATTCTACCCCTCTTGACTTTTAACCTCTTCTAAGTCTGCGGTTTACACGTTCTGTGACATTGTTAGCTGCGGTACGTGCTGCCAAAGTACGCATAGCACCACCATAAGTAGTTCCTTGTGCGCCTGTGTTTCGGTACTCAACATTTCTGCCACGTTCACGTCTTTCACCAGCCCTAAGACCAGTTGTACGATTTGTTACCGCTCTCCATTGAGAATAACGATAACCTTTTGATGCCTCTGACATAGTTGTAACGTTTTAAGTCCACGAATCATAAACTACTCCCCTTGGGGAATTATCTAGGCTCGGTGGACTTACGCCCACCTACTTTAGAGTCGTTTCTGTTACCTTGTCAATAACAAAGAAGAAAAACAAAGGACGCTCTTTTTCCTTTTTAAGCTCCAACGCTTCGTACATTTCATCCAAATCATGGCTATCATACTTTTCGTGAAGAAAATCAATATCTTCTTTCATAACGATACAAGTATCATTCACCAAAACATCACAATCAAGATACCACGAGTTGTTATAATCATGGAAGTGGATTGTCTTTACTACTCGCAAAGGGTCAACAATACCATCCTCCTGCGCTTTGATAACATCCTCTTCTTCACCATGCTTCTTAAGAAACTCCAAAACATCCTTGTCGAACAAACGACCAATATAATGGTCTGTATAGGCTCGATACTCAACTTGCTTCTTTCCTTCAAGAATCTCCTTGGCATTCTTTCTTGTCATAATCAAGTTAAGAACTTCAATAGCCTTGGCTGGCTTGAAATCGGGATACTTCTCTTTAAATGCGCTTACCTGCGCATCAAAATCTTCTTTGTTATTACTCATAATTAATTATTTCAAGGAACGCAATGCAAAGATAGCATAATTCTTCCATCCAAGCAAATGCGTTCGGGTTATTAAACTCACTTTTAATAAATGGTGAAAATTACTTGTTCTCTAAAGGTTTGGTTGCCTTATTAATTTGCATCCGTTCCTTTTTGCTAAACATATCTTTGTAATTCTGAGAATCATCAATGACAAACTTTTCTTCTTTCTTCATATTCATATCTCCTATATGTTTTAGATAATCATTCTTAATCTTTCTCCAGCAATGCTCGCATCTTGAAGACTTCGTGAACTCTGTCGGCTCGCAAGGGTCAACATCTTTCAAAGAATCAAACTCATGTGGCAGTACCTTAAACACGTTCTCAAAATGTTCTTTATTGTATCTTAAAGCTTCGTCACGATAACGAAACCAAGTACAACATTCTTGAATGCTTGTGTTCTTGCTGAAAATCAAATATGCTTTATTCATAATCCGATACAGTTGTTTCGGTGTGTCTCACCTTTTTATATTACGATGCAAAGATAAGAATAACACCTTAATTTTGCAAGTTTTTTAATGCTTTTGTTTCTATATTTAAACATATTTTATATACCGAAAGAACTTTTAATTCTTCATCACCTCAAAATGGGCATCCATAGCCTCAACAATATTACATAACGTATCAATATCGGCATTAAAACGCCCCATCTCAATATTACGAATGTTGTTAGGCTTATAACCGGACTTTTCTGCCAGTTCCTCCAATGTTATACCACTAAGTTCTCTAACCTCTTTAATCTTCTGCCCCATTATATAGCGATAGAGATTTCGATTACGATGTTTCTTGTCATCATCGGGGTTTCTTCTTTGCTCTAAATAAGCAATTTCAAAGTTCCTTACCTTCAGACAATTAACCATGTTACCAAATATCTTATGCTTAGGGGGAAGAGGAAAACCATCGGCATCTTCTTTTACAAGTTCTATTTCGCCACCTTCAGTAGCTTGTATGTACTGAGCGAAGCGCACCGCATCATCGTAGTACATTTCCGTAAATCTTTGTATCATATTTTAAGAATTTTCTGCAAAGGTACACAAAATAACTCACATTTGGTCAAACTTGAAACATACAAATAGGTTTTATTTGGTATTTTTAAGACTTCGCTGTACTTTTGCACAATAGGAATAAAAATAATTTAAATCATATAATTATGTGGGTATATAGCGAAAAACAAAAGACGTGGGTCAACCTTGAACAAGTTCAGCGAATTGCTAGCGATGGGCAAGGTGGGTATCTGTTAATCAGTCAAGATGGCAAGAAAACATCCATCGACCAAACTTGGTATGACAAGGCTATGCGTTGGGTTGACCCTGACTGGTGGGAGAAACACCCTAATGGCGGTAAGGACTCCTTGAACTTCGAAGATGCTCTGAAGGCTATTATGAAAGCTACAGGTGCAAAAATGGACAAAAAGGATAAGGATAACAACAAGAAAGAGGGGGAAGATTAATATTTCCCCTCTCTCTAAAGAATCAAGCATCGTTCTTCGTCTTTTTTATCAATTCCGTTACATATTCAACAACCTTTTCGTTTGCCTTATTGATATTCGTAAAGTCCTTTTGAATATAAATATCAGTAACATCTAACTGCGAAACGTGATTGAGTGCTTCGTGAATGGTATACTTATCAATACCTAGTTTATTTCTTGCTATAGATGCCCAAGTATGACGGGCTGAGTAGAAATCGAAACGAGGAATGCCCAGTTCGTCAGCTATGAAATGCAATCCCTTATTTATATGCTTATTGAAATTGGCTGCATTGCTATATTTCTGATAGAAATCAAAGACCCTTGTTGTTCCCTTATATTTTCGGAACAAAGGTTTGATGATGTCAGGTACGACAATTTCTATGTGGGCATTATCGTTTCTCCTATCTCTAGTTTTAGCTCTATCGTAGGCGAGTACGCCCTTATTATAGCTGACACATTCATATATGTCAACAGAGTTCATTCCCATCAAAAAGAACGAGAGTACATAACAATCCCTTGCCATACCTACACGTCTAGTCCCCTTGAAATTAAATACTCTTACAAGGTTCTCTTCACTGATTACTCTATCTTTGGTCTGCGGAATATCCCTCGGAACGGAGAATTTATCAAAAGGATTACTTTGGATAATATCATTTCCATTCGTATTATATTCTTTGATAGCTTCATTGAAAATATGCCGCATATTGCCCAAGTATAAGGATTGCGCCCTAGGATGACCATCTAGGAATTTCTTATATCCGTTAAGGAATCTGTAGTCTATGAGAGAAAACGGCAGCTTACGGCAACCATTATAGCGTGCAAGGGAATTGAGCATAATCAGATAATTCTTCTTTCCCTTATTGTCGGATTTCTCAACCCACTCTTCGGTAAAGGAAAAGAAGTCTAAATCCTCTGTCTTGTTGCCTATATCAATCAAATGCTCACATATCCAATCAATATCCACATCTTTACCTAGCAAGTCTACCTCTAAGTCATAGAGTGCATCCTTCATAACATTCATTTTATCTTCTATCGTCTTCAATATCTTACGTGAAGAAATCTTTCCGGCTCTAGACAAGTCTGAGTCGGAAACAACTATATTGGTAGGAAATCTTTTTCTCTGTCCCTTATGAGAAAGAACAATAGACACCTTTCTTGTCTTGTCTTGCTTTGGTTTTCCAAGCTCGTATGTTATTGTAGCCATAATATTTTTTCCTTTAAATTTACAATATTTTGCGGCAATTTTGCGGAAAATGCGGCAATTTTGCGGCAATTTTACACTTTACTTGTAGTTCTCAGAGCCTACTTGTGGAATTTTAAAATCTTCTAATAAATCGTTTCTGTTTCATAAGCATAAGTTCATTATACGTTTATAAACGCCTATTTTATAGTCATTTATAAAGAAAAATGGTGAAACAACCTATACGATTATTTCACCATTTCTTGTTTATTTTTATCGTGATTCCGTTGGGGTTCGAACCCAAGACCCACAGCTTAGAAGGCTGTTGCTCTAATCCAACTGAGCTACGGAACCAACACTTTTCAAATCGCAAAATTGTCTAACCAACGCCATTGGGCAATCTATTAGCCATTTTCTTATTTGCGGCTGCAAAGGTACATATATTTTTTGAATACGCCAAACTTTTTCTCACTTTTTTCTTTTTTTATGCTTAAATATCGCAAAAAATAACTACCTTTGCATCCGTTAGGAGCAAGAAACAGCATTCTGACCCCGAAAGAGAAGAGATTTTTATAACGCATATTGAAACATAAAACATACGCAA